TACTAAATGAATATCCTATACCTCCTACTCTCACGAAGTAAAGCATTCCAAGCCTACCTTCAATCTATCCGTTATAGTACCTGATTATGTTTATGTTTGATGTTGAGACATTGGGTAAAAAGTCCAGTGCGGTGATATTATCATTAGCCGCAACACATTTTGATCCAGACTCCAATCCCAGCCCAGATATACTCCGACAAAATACATTCTTCATTAAGTTTGATGCCGAAGACCAGATCCGACGCCTCAAGCGTACCATTACACCATCATCCATTGAGTGGTGGAAGAAGCAATGTTATAATGCCCGAGCCAAATCCGTAATACCTACACCGATTGATGCCAAGTTTGAGGATGGGTATGAATACTTCCGTAAATGGTCACACCAGTATAAGGACTCTACCTGGGTCTGGGCAAGGGGTAATCTAGACCAATTAGTTATGGATGATATCGAAGAGCAATTAAACCTCGAACCAGTTTTTCCATACTCCCGCTGGAGAGATGTAAGAACCGCAATCGATTTCCTGTATAATACCACCAATGGGTATACATCAGTAGATTATCCAGGGTATGATCCAGCCCTCCATATCACCAAGCACAATCCAGTAGATGATTGTATCAGTGATATCATGATGCTATTATATGGAAAGAAATAACCTCCGCCAAAGCAGCCTTCGGCTAAAGAATATCCAAGACTCAACCTGGATATTCCGTATATGCATTTATATCCTATTCACCTGCCTAATCCTAAGCCTACTATGAATAAACCAAACCTCCATGATATTATCGACCTAGCCTATCAAGTAGAACAAACGAGGGATCCAGATATCAAAGCAGGATTAAAGAGATACCTATTATATCTAATTAATAGCCTATATTCAGATATACAACCACCAGAAGTAAAGCCATATAATCTTTATTCATGTAAAGTATGTGGAGAAAATGGTATTGTTTGCGGTAGATCCGATTGCCCAACAAGAGTTACCAAAGATATACAACCACCAGTAACTCCATATCATGGATGTTCTATATGTGGATTAAATGGTATTAATGGGTATGTTTGCTATAGATCCGATTGTCCCACGAAAATAACCTGCTGAGTACACTACGGATAGTGTACCGATACACTACGGATAGTGTGTAGTATGCCAAAGGCTAAAGACCGATATAGGGAAAAGAATTGCCAGAAATGCGGAATAATCCACAAAAAAAGAGGATTATTCTGTTCCCTTGTGTGCGCCAATAGCCGAAAGCACACCACCGAAAGAGTAGAGGCCCGAACGGAAAAGATCCGCGAGTATTACCGCGAAACCCTCGAAGGACAAGCGACCACAAAAATACTATCGGATTTAGCGAAACAAACCCACAAACGAAAGGCCTCAGAATTAACTGGAGACCATGTATTGACCGATGAAGACTGGCAACTTGATATACCATTGACCACCGATAATCTGGATGATATATACGACGATGACACGGATATATGGAGATAATCGGATGCCCACACTTAAACACACTTGCGACAACTGCGAGAATCCATTTAAGATCGTCTATGACCCAGAGGTAACGACTGACGATCCGATTTATTGTCCTTTCTGTGCGGAGTATATCATAACAGAAAAGGATGATAGTGATGACCTGGATGTATCAGAATGAGCCAGTGACGGATGAAACTATAGAAGGCTACTATGGGTTTGTCTATATTATAACAGATACCACAAACAACAAAAAGTATATCGGTCGAAAGTATCTAACGAAGGCTGGATATAAGACAGTAAAAGGTAAGAGAAAAAAGATTCGAAAGCCATCAGATTGGCAAGATTATTGGGGTTCGAATAAGCCATTATTGGAATCCATCCTATTGCATGGTAAAGAGAGATTTAATAGGGAGATACTAAGGCTGTGCAAAACACGCTCCGAAACCAATTATTGGGAATTGCACTTCCAGGTGACGCACCAGGTCTTGCTCTCCGAGGCGTGGTATAACGATTGGATATCGGCTAAGATTTCTAGAAAACACTTGACAAGCCTAAGGAACTCTGTATAATGTCGGTGTTACCTGATGATATGGAGGCTATAATGATCCAGAGTTATACAGTCCTTGCTAGAACTCCGATTAGTTTCTTCTGTGAGATTGTCATTGGCTTGAGTGAGTATTCAGCTAGACAAGCATTCCTGGCTAGGCATCCTGGCTATGAGATTATATCACTAACCGAAACACAATAAGGAAAATTTATGGATTACGAGACACTTATTACTATGGCTAAAGAAAATAACTGGCCATATGGCCTAAGCTATACAAACAGTTACACTATATCATAGGTGCTGATCCGGATAAAGAAAATCTATTGCTCCAAGCTTTTAATAGTATGGAATATCCAGCAGGAGAAGTATTTGACTTAGGTGATCCGGAACAAGCATATCAGTAATGTTGTAGGAAAACAACACTTGAAATAGTGCTTGACAGGAGTACCGGGAAGAGTAGAATAGATTCTGTTGAGTGATTGAGAGAAGAAATGCGAACCGTTACCTACTACAATCTTGAGGGTACTTCCAAAGCGAAGACTCGCCAAGCGATTCTGTTTCAGAACGAAAAGACTGGATTGCAAGCTTGGTTTCCTCTGCGAATTGTGAGCTACCGCTTCATTGGTCCTGACTTCCGTGTTCGTATCAGTGTTCCTGACTGGTTGCTCAGTAAAGTAGACTGGAAAGAACCTGTAGTGAAACCCACGAATCCCTATATCGGTGCTGATGTAGGAAACATGATGGAAGAGCGAATGGTTCTCAATGAGCAACTAGACTATATCGCGAAAGGTTCTCCAGAATATCTTGGTCTGGTAAATCGAATCCGTCTCATTGATGAAGCTGCTGCTCTTGTCTAAAGGAATGAAAGTGAATACTGAACTTGCGAATGCTCTGGATCGTTATGTCTCCGCTATTCGATCCTCCTATACTGGAAATTTGACTTTCGATGTCGATGTAGAATTTGGTCGTAAGTACGCAAAGGTTGTCAATATCTCATACGGAGGCGGTCGCTCCGTTCATGCTTTCGTTGATATGAAAACTGGCGATGTCTACATGCCTGCATCCTGGAATGCTCCTGCTAAACATGTTCGGTACAATCTACTGAACAACTTTCCAACCAATATCACCTGGTCTGGTGGCTACCTCTATCTTCGCTAAGGAATTGTCATGATGAATGAACTCTATAAACGCAATCCTAAGGACTACGCACTGATGCTGGTCCAAGAGGGTCTTGTCGATGCGGAAGCAATGGTCCTAGCCTTGCTTAATGCAATGACTCCAGATGATGTCCTGTATGCTCTGGATGCGAATGAATTGTCTCCTCGCTTCAATGAGGATTACGATGACTCCATGGATGGAGATGATGCTTCCGCACTTGCATCCGCTGGCTGGGGAACTGACGAGGATTACTGATTGTTGCAGGAAAACAACACTCTGGAATACACTTGACAAGGCTACCCGAAAGAGTATAATAGATTCTGTTGAGTAAGGAAACAGAATGAACTTTGCAACTAAGTGGGATCAGATGAGCGATCTGGAACAAGCCTCCGCGATTTGGTGGGACCTCTATAAAGATGTTCATGGAGTACGCCCTCGCGGAGTCGATACTTCCAACTGGACGCTTGCTGGCTTCAATGCTCAGATTAATGCACTCTCCACCGCTCTGGATGAGCAAATGGAAGAAGAGCGCGAGAATCAGGCTATAGCGGTTGCTCGATTCGAAAATCGTGTCCGAGAGTTCATTCTTGCTGGTGCTGGTAATCGTGAAACCGCTATACAGTGGATCATGAATGAAAGCGGTGTAGGTGACGATTTGGATTACCTCGAATTTCGCTTTAGTCTTCCTTTTGGATATCTTCGTAATGTCTAATGTATTTTATTCCGAGATTGAAATTCTCATCCAAGCACTGGAAATGCAGGTCGCTAAACCCGCTCGTGCTGTCGTGAACTTTGAAGCCTCTTTCGTTCGGGAACGTCTTCAGAATGCTGGGTATGATGACCTTGCTCGGCGATACTGGATCTGGACCTGTTCGAACTGGAAAGCTAATCCAATCTTCGGACCAGAGGTTCTAGCCTTACAGAAGGAACTTGAAGAGATTGATCGCCAAAGCACTATGCCTTCCTGGGGCACTTACGGAACTTGACTTTGTTGCAGGAAAACAACACTTGACAGGTACTCTAGGAAGAGTATAATAGATTCTGTTGAGTGATTGATTGGAGTTGATGATGATTGTTTCCACTGCGATAGTAGCCCTTGTTTTTGTCGGTGTTGTTGTAGTGTTTTTCGTTTAAGTGAGATGAAAATGATTCTGCCCAGTGTGATGTTTGTTGGTCTTCTCTCTTTCGTGTTTGTTCTTGGAATGGTGCTCTAAGATGCGTACTCGTTCAGTGATTCGTGGTTTGAAAAATTCTCAGCGCGTCCGTGTGATTGTCAACGGTGTCGGTTTCGTGACTACCGTTGAGGGTATGACTCGGATGACTTTTACTGAACAGCGGGTTGCTGCTTGGAATGCTCTAGAGCATATCGCCCGTGAGAAAATCACTGGGTTTGCTTATACCAGTACCTTCTACAATGATCGCATGGAACGTACTTCCGTCGATGTTCAAGTGGATCTAATCTAATGAATGACCAAATCGTGAGTCGCCTTGGCTATACTCATGGCCAACTGAATGATGCTTTTAAACTCATTCAAAATCCAGAACACTGGAAACTTCCTATCGATGCTTGGATTCATCCAAATATGTTCGAAGTCTGTAATGAGGCTTGCATTCACTTTACTGGTGGTCCTCTGTATCGGCGAGGTACTGCTGGAGATGCTGCACTTCGCGTGACTGCGGATGGCTATTATCAAACAATCGGAGCTTAAATTATGATGCCTCCTGGAACTTATTATGTCGGCGACCTCTGCTATGTCATGCACAATGAATGGGATGAATTTTGTGAATTGACTACTAAAGGAATGCGATGCCTGGAAGGTGAATTTCAACTAGCAGATGGGCGTCGATTTGCAACATTCTCTACTATGTACGGAGATGGTGAATACTACGATCAATACGGAAATGCATATCCTGTGGATGCTGGTTTGATTGGTTGTATTCGTGTGGAAGACTTGACTGAAGAAATTCAATTCGAAGTTGGCAAAGTCTGCCAATTCAACTATGAGTTTGAAGTCTACTCTCAGGATGGTGTAATCACTATCGGAAGTGTGGTTATCGATACCTCTGGAATGTTTGAGGATGGATATGATGAGTGATAGACCTACTTGCTGTAATATTGGTTGCAATAACCTCTGTACAGAATCAGGAAAACTTAAAAGTAGGATAATTTATCGCCCATATTGTTCTAGTTGCCATCTTGCATCCAGAGGTAAAAGACCTTATACCAAAGGTGTGACTCCAGCAAAAAAGGATTATTGTGAAAATAAAGATGAACGTCTAGGATTTAAGTGTTTTGCTAATGGTAAAACCATGCCTGGCTTTATGCTGGATCTAGATCATATCTCCGGAGACCATCATGATAATCGATTAAAAAATCTCCAGACTTTATGCAAATGTTGTCATGCAGCCAAAAGTAAACTTTTCGGAGATACTTCCAGACAGTATCGATATGGAAATGTTGCTTAGGAACAACACTTGACTCTCCTACTCTACTATGAGATAATATGTGTGTCGAAACAAGGAGTGTCAAAAATGAGACCACTAATTTCTGAACGTAGAGCAAAGGCTGAAGCAAAGAGAATTCATGAACTTGCTGTAGCCAAACATACTAAACATGGTGTAGTTCGGACTCGAAAGGAAATTGTCGCTGTTGTCGGTGAGATGGAAGAAGGTTCGGAGATTGAAGCTTGGCGTATGGCTTCCGCTGCTGCAATTATGGTCTACTGGCCAAGTGGTCCTAAATGGTCTTCCAAGAAAAAAGCGGAATACGTGGAAAAAGCAAGGGCTGCAACTAGATTGGTTCACTACTATCTTCGCCCATATATCGAAGAGTATAAGGCTGAGTTTGTTGCTTCCGCTGCTGAATGGGCTCGAAAAGAAAAACTGAAAGAGGAACGAAAAGCCTCTAAATAAGTGTTGTTTTTCGGCAACATACTTGACAAGACTCCTGAAAAGAGTATAATCGATTCTGTTGTGATTGATTTGAAAAGCAAATGAAAATTGGTGATATCGTCAAGTCTCTAGACTTCAATGGAATTGATAACTGCTATATGGTTGGCACAGTTGTTGGTGTGTTCAAGTCTACCGGTACTTTTCGGGCTAAGTTCATCAAACGTGTCTGGCAAGGTGAAGTAGATAAAAAGTTTAAAACCGATTACTTTACTGCTCCATTGCAAGGTACTTCCTTCATGGACTCCGATGAATCTCCTCGCGTTATCGTGGTAGTCTAATTATGAAAATCAAATTCTATAGTGATCCTGGGCATGGCTGGGGTGCGGTTAAACGTAAGGTCCTGGTTGAACTTGGTATTCTGGAAAAGATTACTCCGTTCAGTTATCAAAAAGGTCAAACTGTCTACCTAGAAGGAGACTGCGATTTGGCTACTCTCACTACGACTCTTGCACTTCGCGGTGAAACAATCGAATATATTCATAAGTATACGGATTCAAGGTCTTCTATTCGATCTTATTCTAACTTTACTGTCTGAGTGATATCATGAAAGTTTGGTATAAAGGCACTCAATATTACATTATCTCCTCTTTTGGAAATATAATTGAAATTGCACCTACTCAATATGGTGCTGGTTCTTTTATTGTTCATCGAGATTTTGTAAATCTATGACCAATCCTGAAATTCAAAATCATCTATATCAATGGGCTTGCGCCAAGGGCTTTGATGCGCCCTATGGCGTATTGACCGGATCCGCAACTAATCGAAGCGGGCGTAGGCACTTTACTGTTACTTTTGGGCGCGCAAGAACTTTGGACGCAACAGTTGAAATCTATAGTCCAACCTTCCTGCGCCTCCGTACCTCTAATCATGGGAATGAGATATTCCGCGATCTACCTAGCCTCCTGGCTAAATTGGAGACTCTATGAAAATTGTAATTAATGCTTGTCATGGTGGCTTTGGGCTATCAGATAAAGCACTGGAAATTTATCGCAAGGAAGTAAATGATCCTGAAGCGGATGAATGGGATATTCCTCGGGATCATCCTGTTCTAATTCGACTAGTCCAAGAACTTCGCGATGAAATCAATACTCGTTTCTCGGAACTTAAAATTGTAGAAATTCCTGATGGTATCGAATGGACAGTCTGTGATTACGATGGATTAGAATGGGTGGCTGAGGCTCACCGTACTTGGAGTTAATCATGGGAACTAATTATTACGTTGCGTCTAATCACTGCGAGTGCTGCGACCGATATGATGAAGAATACCATATCGGCAAATCTTCTGGTGGTTGGGCATTCTCTTTTCGTGGATATCGTGCTGAACGGCTTGTAAGCTGGCAAGCTTGGAAAGAATTTCTCAAAGATAAGATTATCATGGACGAATACAGAGAACGTATCGACTACGATTGGTTCGTCCATTATATTGAAGGACCAAAAGCGCCAAAGTATACAAATACTCATGGGCATAAAAATCTTCAACATAATGACGAAGGACGAAAACCTGACAAGTTTGGGCATTCATGGTTCAATCCCGAATACGATTGGGATGATCCAGAAGGATATGCTTTCTGTAGTAGGGAGTTTTCATGAATGAAGATCAACTAATCTATAATGCATGGCGCGATTCTGAAGCATACCAAGTACCCATGACAGAAGAAGGTATGAGACTTGCGGGAATTAGATTTGAGACTTTTCGCAAAGGCTGGGAATATCATAAGTTCTACTCAGAACATGGGGATGTCTATATGAAAGATTACCTTGAACATGGACCGAGGGATAATGATGAATGATAATTGGTGGGTCTTTCCCGTAGCAGGTTTAACACTTGCTGCTATTATTTTACTAATTGTTATTGGTGGCAAGTTGGAAAAGATGCGTATTTACAACAACTGTCTTGACAAGAATGGCACCATGCTGTATACTGATGCTGTTAAACATTGCAAAGAAATTGTAAAATGATGCTTTTTGTCAGACCAAAAAAACTTTATTATGTTTTGTTGTATAAAGCGAGAACCTTTCCCAACGGTGGTTGGTCTAACTTTATTGCTACACCATACCTTGGTAAAGCACGATACTACGCTAAGAAACTGAAGCGGCAACACCGTCAAATTGATGTACGGGTTCGTGGTAAACGTAAAGCATATGTTCTAAAAGGAAGTTGGCTATGAACTTCATCAAGTGTCATAAATGTGGGCGTGAAGAACCAGCATTTGACTATGCACATATCTGTGGTCCGGTAGAGATAAAACAACCTAACAAACGAATTGAACTAACAAGACCCGACGGAACACCTTACCTAACACTTAGAAAAGATAGTCGGCTTGCCTATATTCAAATTCATGATTATGATTACTTCGGTGATCCTGTAGAGTTTAATTTTGATGTGAGAGCAATATCTATGTTGATTGATGGGCTAATTCAACTGAGAGATACTAATGAACAAACGAATTGAAGAACTAGCACAATGTAATGAACGCATTCTAAATTTCTTTCAAACAGGTCCCGTTCAACGTGCTGCCATCGAAGAATTTGCCGAGTTGATTGTTCGGGAATGTAATCGTGCTGTGCTTGAAGTGCCTTGTTACTACAAAGATTACCGCAGTCAAATTGAAGAGGCAGTTATCAATGACTGTGCCCGTTCGGTACTTGAACATTTCGGAGTTGAATAATGGATGAAACAATTTACCTTCTTATTGGGTATGCACTAGGTATTATTATTGGCTATATTATCTGGGCACCCGATACGACATTCAAACGTAATTTTGTAGATGGATTGACTCTGCGATTTCTTTGGGGTAAACGATGAACGAACTAATTCTAAAACTAGCTAAAGAAACTGGCATCTCTTTTGGTGGTCACCCTATGAATCCTCTAAATGTTTATCCAAGCGAACTTCAAAAATTCGCCGAGTTGATTGTAGAGGAATGCGCTGATGTATTGAGAGCAGAATCCGAAAGACTCTACAAACTTTCAGCAGAAGAAAAAGACGAACTTTTTGCCAGTAATTTTGAAATCTGCGCTGAGAAGTGTTGGGATAATGAAGTAGCAATTAAAATGCATTTTGGTGTTAAACCATTTGGAGATAAAGAATGAACGAACGAATTCGAGAACTTGCTAAAGACGCTGATTTAGACTGGCACAAACACTGGAATGATGATGAAAGCAATCGGCTAGAAAAGTTTGCCGAGTTGATTGTTCGGGAATGTATGATATGTGGTGATAATTTAGCCAAGCATTATATCAATACTCATCCCGAAAAAGAACAAGCGTGGTTGTTGGCTGCTATTGCTGATTACGCAAACGAGATTGAAAAACATTTTGGAGTTAAAGAATGAGCCAAGTAGTAAGAGCACTTGAAGTACACGATACCGGTGACCGAAAACTTATCAAAGAAAGTTTCTCTACACTGTTCCAAGATGTGTTCAATATCAAGTCACATACACAAGACCTAAAAGGAACTGAGGGTATTGCAAAACAATATCGAATCAGTGTCACAATTGGTTCTCAGGTCCATGTAAGTGACCTTGACCTTCTTCAAGAAGGTGGTGATGCACTAGAGGAAGCAATTCATCGAACCAAGCGCCAAGTTATTGAAGCCATCTATGGTGAGTTTCGACAAGACCTGATGTTGACTGAACGTGCACTATATGATCGTGATTTTCAGAAAGCACGAGATTGTCTGAGGATTCTAGAACAGAAGATGTTTGGGATTGAATGATGAGCGAACTGATTCAAAAATTTGCAGAACAAGCAGACCTCTTTGCTGATTCCAAACTTTTAATGAAAGGTGAATTTCATCCTGATTGGCATGACATTCGTGATGAAAAGTTTGCTGAATTGATTGTTCGAACATGTATCGCAAAATGTGATGACCTAAACAGCATGAAATATATTGCCCAACATTTCGGAATTAAAGTTCAAGGATTGATAGATGAGTAAAATCGTGTTATCATGTGGGCATGAAGTTGATGACTTTTATCATGTGCATAATGTTATGACTAAAGCAACTGACCGCGAAGGTAATAAAGCCATTGCATATCAGGCTGTATGTGGTGCATGTGAAGATCAGTATCGGCAACATGGTGAAATTTTTGATAACATTGAAGATGCTGAAGCATGGCTTGAACGGGAGACTTGGTGATGAAACTCAGTGAACTGCATCGATTGGTGAATGTATATCACGATGAAGAACGTATGATGCGAGAAGATCCAGAAGTTGTAATTCAAATTAAACTTCCATACTCAACTGTAGGTGCTCATCCAACAGTTAAGATCAAACACATTAGTATGGGATTTGATTGGGATGCAGGTAAGTTCATTATCACACCAGAAGAAAACCTAACACCTGCTGATCGAGACTTTGCTGAACAGATGCGAAAGATGCAGGATGATTTGGGTTGGGTAAAGTATGAGAACCGTAATCTCAAAGCAGAAATTAAAAAACTGAAAAAACAACTTGGCACACCATAATGAACGAACGAGTTAAAGAACTAGCACTAGAAGTGTTTAGTTTCAAATACAAGACTGATCCGAATGAACTGAATCCAGGGCATCATATGGATCATTTGCATAAATTCGCTGAGTTGATTTTGAAGGATGTATTCAATCGATTCGGTGATGAAATTTTGAGTCTACACTATCTTGAACAGGGGTGTTGCGAAGATTCGGTGCATTTGTTAAAATCAAAGATTCAAGAACATTTTGGAATAAAAGAATGAGTAAATCAATTACACTAAACCGTGAACAAGTACAAAAACTCTATGAGATTGTAAATCACTTCAAAGAAATCAATCATTTTGTTGTTGAAGCAGACAGTTCATCAGGTATTGGTGTTGGAATACAAGTGAGATTTGATTTGTTTCAAAAGAGTGATACAACAATTGATATTACTGATGTAAAGGAATGGTAATGAGCGAAGAACCAACAGCGTATAGGGATAAAGAGTGGTGGGAACATTATCCACTTCATAAATGGTGGTGCAATGATTTATGCCCATTGGTGCCTCGGTGGCATTACCGAGAAGGTGATGAGTGGAACTCAAACAATTGGAGTGTTCATTGGTTGCTATTCAATGTTTGGTCGATGGAACATTTTTCGTTTGGTGTAGATGCTGGTATTTCTCCTAATGAAGTCTATGTCGGTGCTATTCTACCTTACCTACGAATTACGATTGGTGTGAGGCACGTTTATTGGCAATGGTCAATTAAACTCTCACGATTCCTGCAAAGAAAGCCTGCGATTAAGAAACCAAATTATGACTGATGTTGCAAAAAAGCAACAATAAAAAACAGTTGACATTTTTTCCAGTTGATGTACAATCTATGAATACTTGATAAGGATTCTTATGAACTCGCGTGACTTGTCTAATCTGAATTTTCTGATGACTGCAACACCCGAAACTCTTCTCGATTGGTACAATCAAGCATCCGAAGATGATATTCTCTATGCAACCGAACTTCTCAATGCATACGAAAATGAATTGAATGAAGATTCATTTGGCATTCTTGCACCTTCAACTAATACACTTCAGTAAGGAATAATCATGGGTTTGGACATGTATCTCAAAGGTAGTCGTTATATTTCTTCTTGGAAAGAAGGCGAAAAAGAACTTGGAGAAAAAATTGCTCAACTTGTTGGGCAAGAAGGAATGGCTGTAAATACTGTCGAAATGGAAGTTGGATATTGGCGTAAAGCAAATGCGGTTCATCAATGGTTTGTGAAGAATGTCCAAAATGATGTAGACGATTGTAAATCATATTGGGTACCACGAAAAAAGTTGCTCGAACTTCAAGATGTATGTAATCAAGTTCTAGCTGATGTTACACTCGCATCAAGTCTTCTTCCTACACAAGGAGGATTCTTTTTTGGTAATTTAGAGTATGATGAGTGGTACATGGAAAATCTAGAGATTACTCTACAAAATATACAAAAAGCATTAAGTCTTCCCGAAGAGTGGGATATCGAATATCAAAGTTCATGGTGAAAAAAATGAGTAGACAAATTGATATTAGTGGTGAAATTGCAGATGGTATCACCGTTCTTAATTTGAAAGAACATCGAGATTACCTAGCAAAAGAACTTGAAGGATACGAAAACGGTCAATGGCTGCATCCTGATGATGTTATCATGAGCAAACAAACCGTATCAGCAATTCATGCTGTACTCGAATATTTTGGGCACTAAAATGAGTAATGAAGAAGTTGATAAGGCTATGGAAGAATTGTCTGAAATGGGACAACGATTTCAAAAAGTTATTGATGCGATGGAGAAAGAGCAAGAAGAATATTGGAACTCTTTAACCAAAGAGCAACAACTAATGGCTTTTTGTGCAATCTCTCGACGTATCTACAATGGTGAGATTATACAAAAAGGATCTTATCGTTATGTGCTATATGATGTTTTTGGTTTTGGACCAGAATCATACATGCCCGCGCAAGTAGCAGGTTATCTCTCCATTCATAATGCAATTTTTGATGCTGAACATGAGGCAGATTTGCTTAAAGCATTTGCAAAATTTCATGGGCTCGGTGAAGATGCTGTTGATAAATTTTATGAGATAGGTTCTAAAAAATGACTTCTAAAGAATTGATTGAAAAGTATCCTTTGATTTTTCAGATGCGTAAAGGGTGTGAACTCGAACCCTTTTCTATGTTTGGTATTGAATGTGGTAGTGGTTGGTTTCCTCTTTTGAATGCACTCTGCTACCAGATTCAATCGTATATTGATTTTCGTAAAAAAAGCAACGAACGAATCGAACAAAACAAGAAAAAGTATCCAGACTACGACCAAACTCCATATGAATTGATTCCTCAAGTTGTAGTGACTCAAGTAAAAGAAAAGTATGGCACTTTGCGATTCTACTATGATGGCGGCGATGAAACTATAGATGGCATGGTTCGTATGGCGGAGGCTATGAGTGCAATTACTTGTGAGACTTGCGGTAATCTAGGAAAAATGCGAGGCAGACATTGGTTTTACACTGCTTGCGATGAACATACGAGAGCGGAAGACAAAGTGTTGCAAAAAAACAACGATGAATAAAAGTTCTTGACAATCGCTACAGCATCAGTATAATTACCAATGTGATGAATAACTTTCATGAGTTTGTAATGACTGAAGAAAATCTTTTCAATGTTGCTTTTGTTGTGGTTCTGATTGCTGCTGCTGTTGTCGGCTGTCTTGATCTTTTTGTCTGGAGGCTCTGATGAATCTCGATCAAATCAATTTTGAACTTTCTGACCTTGCTGACAATTCTCGCCAAGAAATTGTGGATCTCATGCATGAAGATATGATTCGTGAGATTGATGAATATTGGTTGAGTTATGTCTTCGATTATGAATCTGAATGGGATTTTTGAAATGACCCCATTGATTGAACTTCGATGGGTTTGGCGAAACGATCCAAAAGAAAAAGTGTTGCAGTACAGGTATAAAATTGCTGAATCTGAAAATTACGTAACACACTGGAAAGACGTTCCTGTTGTTACTGAACAAGCGGAGAATGAAATTGGAAATGCGTGAAATTTTTGAGCAAGTTACTTTGGTGAATTTTGTTCCTGGTGAAATAGATACAACTCGATTGGCTAATGGTCAGTATCGTAATCCTGTCATTGAGGATCACTGGCAGACATTCCAAGAAGGTTGGGAAGAAGGTATTAAGTGGTTTAAGCAGGCTGCAACGGAATATTGATTGTTGCTAAAAAACAACAAACTCCTGACTGCTTGACATTTGGCTTGGCTTCTGTATAATCGATTACATGATGAATGAAACGAAAAACTTCCCAGCCCTCTTCGATGAGATTTCTGCAATTTGTAATGCTTGGTTCTACAAGCCAGTAGAAGCTTTGCAATACATTGAAACTCATATTGAAGAATATGAAGGCACTCGGTGTCTTCGCGATTATTTTGAATTTGTTAAATTTGCAAAATCAGGAGTTTGATATGAACGTCGAAAATCAAATGAATGTCCGTCGTGAAGTTCAAAGTGTTGTTGATTTGTTCAACAAAGTTCATGACAAAAAATACAACGGATATGCCTACGGTGCTGGATATCTTGGCTCAATGTTGAGTGAAGTTATTTCGAATCTTCCTAAGCGTAAGCGAGAGGTCTATGTCAAGCAATTGATGCGTACAATTCAGGAAAATGTATGATGGCTTTTCTTAGCGCACTTTTTTCTGTGATTTTGTGGAAGATGGCTCAAAAAGATTTTGAGAATGGAAGAAATGGCTCCGGATGGGCGGCTTTGTTTCTAAGCGCAGCCAACGGAGCCTGTGCTGCTCACCTAATTCTAAATTAGAGTCTAATTCCTCTTTGACGCAATCTTTCTTCGTAAGTCTTTGCTCTACCTTCGGCGATACCATTAAATACTATCTTGATAATGTCTAGAATTTTTTTCATCGGGAAAATCCTTTTCTGTTGTGGTCAAGTTGACGAAGGATTCTCTCTACATCCACAATATCCTGAGCATATTTGAAATGACATTCATTGAAAGTTTTTTCGTCATATTGTCTTATTTTTAGAGAGATATAATCTAAAATTTTCTTAATCATTTTTGACCTTTTGGGTTTATTTTGTAATTGATGAGGTTTTGCCTCATTTGTATTTATATTGCACTGCAACAAAGGAATAAATAATGCACATTCAAGATGACGCATTGAAAGCCTTGTGGCAGGCTCTAAAGCTGTTAGAAAAAGCTGAAGCTAGCCACTATCTTTTATTAAGAATGCGTGAACTAATTTCTCTAGCTGAAGAAGAAATGGATGAATCTGATGATTGATAAAATCAAGCGAAAGATCGCAAATTTGTACTACGATTACAATTTCAATTTTACATTCATCGAATGGATTTTTATTTTAGGAATTTTAACATGGTTACTAAGCGTCGCAATTCGGTAGCGAAGGATCTTCGTACACCTAAGTATAGTATGCGTGTGGTGCCGCTCGTAAAAATATACAATCGTAAAAAAGAGGAACGAAAGATGATTCGTGAACAGAGATATGAGTGAAAGAGAATATCTGGAAAAATGTGATGGATTAGCTTTTATTCCGGGTGAAGAGGGTGAGACTGAGATTAGGTTCATGACATTTCATGAACCCATGAAAGGAAAAATTCAAGTATCAAGTTCTGGTGGTGTATACTATCATGTTTGTTTTTTGAAGTATGATGAATCGGACAATTTAGTTTTCGATGATTCGTTTGATGCGATTTTTATGGACCCACTAGAATATATTAAAGGTCTGGTTGGTACGAATATTTACGGAACTATGATCAAAAAGCGGGAAAATTCTGATGCTTGGTTTCAAAAATACTTGACAGAGATAAAAGAAAAAGTTAAACTATCTTAAATTCGATATGGAGTCGTGATGAAAATGATTGATAATGTTAATGCAAACACTTTCGCTGATCAAAAAGCTAGGGATTGGTTGGTTGGCGTTCTTCGTGAACAGGCTGTCACTGTTACTTTCACAAAACAAGATGGCACTGAACGTGTAATGAATTGTACCTTGTATGAAGGTGATATTCCTGTCGAACAAGCACCAAAAGGATCGAGTCGTTCTAAACCAACCGAAGCTCTTGCTGTTTTTGACATTGAAGCAAAAGGTTGGCGTTCATTTCGTTGGGATGCAATTAAAGAAGTTAAATTTACACTGGGTCAAGCAAAATGAAAAAGTACATTGTTGAAACTATTTCCACTTTTCGTAATGTTCATGTAATTGAAGCTGAGAATGAGGATCATCTTTTGCAAATTGCAGAAGAGTGTGATCCAAATTGGGATGATTGGCTAGGTTCAATTAAGCATGATGTAACTGAATACTCTGAAGAAGCAATCTCAAAGTATAAGACACGAAAATATTTTTGGAATGGTTCCGTTTTTGTTGATGAAGAAGGATATGTTTGCTATCGAGATGTTGACGGAACAGTTCGAAAATCTAGCTCACATAAAATTGATTTAAACCCTTGACAAAGAGAAAAAAAGCATATATAGTATTACTATGATTAAAACCAAACATTATTTTAGACCCATAACACGATCAACATCGTGGCAGCCATCCTTTTATCTGGAGATTGGTAATGCCTGCGATAATAAGATTTTAGGGGTTTGTGTATAGTTGTAGCATAGTAGAAATTCACACAAACCCCAGACACCAAAAGGTCTCTGGGGTTTTTTATTAGTTGTTGTTCTTTAAAAATTTAGTTTTCTATTGGGGTATGGTGAAATGGCATCACACTCGATTTTGATTCAAGTATTCTTGGTTCGATTCCAAGTACCCCTGCCAAAATTTAGGAAGTGTGGCAGAGCCCGGTTTAATGCAATGCTCTTGAAAAGCATCGGACGTTAAAAGCGTTCCGTGAGTTCGAATCTCACCGCTTCCACCAAATTTAATGGAAAGATGGATGAGTGGTTTAAATCGGCACCCTGCTAAGGTGTTGGTTTGCGAAAGCAGGCCCGTGGGTTCGAATCCCACTCTTTCCACCAAACAATGGTAGGTAGCACTGGTGTGCGGCTGAGTCTTATAAGCTCGGGAGATCGGTCAGATGGGCTGAAACGGAAGAGTTCGAATCTCTTACCTACTACCAAATTCATGCACAGGTGGCAGAGTGGCCCAATGCAAGAGTCTGCAAAACTCTAAAACCGTCGGTTCGAATCCGACCCTGTGCTCCAGTTGTAAAAAAACAACAACAAAAAAGTTGTTGACATAGTTTGTGGAATCTGTATAATAGATTCTGTTGATGATGTAAATGCTCTTTAAAAACTGTTGTTCGATGCACCGTTCGTCTATCGGTTAGGACGCTAGCCTTTCACGCTGGAAAGACGAGTTCGATTCTCGTACGGTGTACCATATTGAAACACACTTACACTGTGGCGCTTTGTCCGTCCCTGGTTTAAAACGGGATATCGCATAAACAGTTCAAGCCCCGGTCGCTCCGGTCTGCTGTGTAAAAGAGAGACGGTCGAGTGTGTTTCAATATGGGCCTATAGCTCAGAGGTCAGAGCAGTGAACTCATAATTCATTGGTCGTAGGTTCGAAACCTACTGGGCCCACCAAAATTCGCGGGTATAACTTAGTGGTAAAGTAACTGGCTTTTAACCAGTAAATCCGAGTTCGATTCTCGGTGCCCGTACCAAATATGGATGCGTAGCCAAATGGTTGACGGCAGCGGGCTGTAAACCCGTGACATAAGAAACGCTGGTGGTTCGAATCCATCCGCATCCACCAAGTTTAGATGGGGGTCTAGCGAGTAACATCGCTCAGTCTTAAACGACAGCAAAAGAATGTCGAGAGGACATCCAATTGCGCCCCTTAATCGGTTCCATAGTATATCGGCGAGTATAGCGCCCTGTCACGGCGCAGGAACGGGTTCGAGTCCCGTTGGGACCGCCAGAATGATCCGGAGTAGCACAGCGGTAGTTGCAGCGCACTGTTAATGCGCCTGTCGTTGGTTCGATCCCAACCTCCGGAGCCAAAGCCCTCTTACTCCAATTGGTAGAGAGGACGGTCTTAGAAGCCGTAAAGTCTCAGTTCGAATCTGAGAGAGGGCACCATATTGAAATATTCTGAGTAGCTACAGCGGAACAACTGATTGCTTGCCAATTCTAGACAAAGCAAGGATCAGCCGTGAAGAGGGGCTATCGCGGATTCAAGTGCCACAGAATGTTTCAATATGACCATATTGAAGCGCATAATCGATAGTATACTCAGAACAGGAGTGACTGCCTGGTGCGTATACTTGTAGAGAGATGTAAAAAGGCCCCGCTGGTCACGGTTATCTCAGTGCGTTTCAATATGGTTCTGCAAAATTGATGATGGCAAATCCGCCCAACCATCAGGGCGACTACTTAACCCTATTGAACGTCTTGCCAACGAGGAGTGGAGAATAGGGGAGTCCAAGAGGACTCTTAAACGGGTGATGGTAACCATACCTTTTCGGGCCTCTAGCTCATGTTGGTTAGAGCAGCGAACTCATAATTCGTTGGTGCGCGGTTCGACTCCGCGGGGGCCCACCATATATAATGTATTGGGCTGCTAGTGATAATGGGAGCACGCCGCCTTTGCACGGCGGAGGTTGGAGTTCGATCCTCCAGCGGTCCACCAAGTTTTTCGCCCCTATAGTTAAATGGCTATAACAGTTGCCTTGTAAGCATCAATTCCTAGTTCGATTCCAGGTGGGGGCACCAAGTTTTACCGAGTGTAGGATAGTCCGGTTATTCCGCCTGCTTTGGGAGCAGGAAATCGTGTGTTCGAATCACACCACTCGGACCAGTTTCTATTCCGCAGAACCCGAGCAAGGTGCATGGGCTTGACTGTTAATCAATGGTTAGCAGGGTTCGATTCCCTGATGCGGAGCCAATTTCAGATGCGGGTTGGAGAAAAGGTATCTCGGGAGTCTCATAAGCTCCAGTTGGTGGTTCGATTCCATCATCCGCTACCAAGTTACGGTTCAATGACGTAGAAAGATGCGTACCGGTTTCATAAGCCGAGGAGAGTGGAGCGTTACCACTTTGAACCACCAGGAGATATTATGAATATTGACGAAATTGTTAAAGTACCATATACAACACAACCAAGAATGATACGAAATACTGGTGAAGTTTTTAATAAAACTCCCGATAAAAAATATTTTGAAGAGAAGAAAATTCAATTAGATAAATTTGGTTATGATTTGTATGGTATGAATATACCTTGCATTACAGAAAAAGTTATTGAAAAATGTGAATCTTTTTTAGGTAAACCTGTAACTGGTGATATCGTAGATTTCGCAATGAACTTTGAAGAAGATATTGCGATTATGCACCATGGTGTTTTGTCTGCAATTTGTTTTTGTTTTCCCAGTTCTTGGATTCCTTTTTACGGTCTAGACAAAACACTGGAAGAAATACACCGACCTGTGGCTGATGGTGATCATCTTCGGCGTGTAAGTTCGAAACTTACAAAGACAATGGCAGATCCTATTCTAGGAAGTTTTCTTAGATATGTATGGACTATTACAAAAGTTCCAGATTTAAGTAATCATCCTGAAGTAAAACAAAATTATGATGATGCAGAATTAACATTCGATAATCTCTATTTTAGATTGGAGAAACAAACAACATTACCATTGAATGATGGTAAGACTAGTTTGTTTTTTGTGAAAGTTGAAGTTGTTCCATTAAAAAATGTTTGGTCACCACTAATTAAAGAGAGTATTGATTCTATGAGTGATGCGATTATTCAATATAAAAATTTAAAAGAAATTAAAACGGTCCTTAGTTCAATGGATTAGAATCCCTTGCTACGAACGAGGAGACGGGAGTTCGATTCTCTCAGGACCGGCCAATTATGCCCCGTTAGCTGAGATGGATTAGCAACGTCTTGATAAGGCGTAGAGAATGGATCGATACCATTACGGGGTACCATCAATCTCGGTGTAGTGTTAATGGCAGCACGAGAGTCTCCAAAACTCCAAGATGCGGTTCGAGTCCGTACACCGAGGCCATTTTATAGGAGTGAGATATGTACAACAAAAAAATTAATTTAAATGAAGTGAAAGCATTCATCGATAGTTGTGGTCCTAATACCAAAGTTTATCTTGGATGCGATTCTGAGAAAGTTAAAATTAATGGTGTATGGCATGCGGATTATATTATAGCCATTGTTGTACATATGAACAGCAAGCATGGTTGTAAAATTTTCGGTCAAATTACTCGTGAACGTGATTATGACCAAGCACGAAATAAACCAAGAATGCGATTGATGAATGAAGTATATAAAGTTGCCGAGATGTATCTTGAATTAGCGGCAATGATTGATGTTGAAATTGAAGTTCATCTTGACATCAATCCAAATGAAGAGTATAATTCAAATATTGTAATCAATGAGGCGATTGGCTACATAAAAGGAATGTGTAATGTTGTTCCTCTTGTAAAACCAAATGCTTTTGCGGCTTCATATGCAGCCGATAGATTGAAAAGTTTAGTAGCTTAATTGCGGGTATGGTGTTTAATGGCTAGCACGACAGCCTTCCAAGCTGACAGTATCGGTTCGAATCCGATTACCCGCTCCATATTTTTATATAAATGAATGGAACTTAAATCTTTTGTCAAACATTATGAAAATGTATTGAGCCCCCAAACTTGCGAACGAATAATCCAAGAATTTGAGAACAATCGTTCACATATCACTCAATACGATAATGAGCATTACAAGTTTGATCAGTTAGATTTAAATACATCTGGCAATCAACTTTTAGCGAAAGCATTTATACAACAGGTCGTACCATATCTGAAAAATTATATTAGTTTGTTGAGTGTTGAACCTTATGTTAAGATTCGAGGTTTTGAAAATGTACGCATCAAAAAATATCTGAAAGGATCAGATTATAAATTCAAAACTCATGTTGATGTTGATGATAAAGATTCGGCAGTTCGATATTTGATTTTTATTTTGTATTTAAATGATAACAATGGATGTACAACTTTTCCTAATCTAGGATTGTCTTTCAAACCAAAACAAGGAAGTATGATTATGTTTCCTCCGTTTTGGATGTTTCCTCATTCAGGTGAAACACCGACAGACAATGATAAGTATATTATGATGAGTTGTCTTCACTATAGTTAAAGCAGGAGTGGAGAAATCGGTAAACTCAGTGGACTTAAAATCCACCGGCACTAAAAACGCCTTGCGGGTTCAAGTCCCGCCTCCTGCACCACAACCTGACCGTAGTTAAATGGATATAACATGGGTCTTCTAAACCCAGATTCCAGGTTCGATTCCTGGCGGTCGGGCCACCTATACTACAAACTTAACGTATAGTGTGCAATCACCATCAGTTTCTCCCAGAATGGTGATTCTTCCATTTTCAATTTCTACATTTTCTTCTGCGATTTCTTCAACTTTCTCAGCACTTACGAATAGGCTCTGTACCATCGTTAACTTATAAACGCCTGTCCCTCCGTTTACAACAGAGTTCATAATATCAACTTCATTTTCATTAAAGAAACCATCTGTTGCTGTAATATCGTCAAATAAAAAATCGTCTACGCTTGTCATTTTTATGTCCTTAGGTTGGTGTGTCTTCTACGATGTTGAAATTCTTTCCTGATGAAACCACGCAATAAAGATCCTCGGAGATTTTTTCGACAACGGTCCACGTTTTAGTTCTTTTATTTAGAAAAAATATTACTACCGATTCGACTATAGTTCTATTATTTGTCGATCTAACTGTTTCTCCGGCAGCAAAAGGTTTTTCATTAAATTCTACCATCACTGCCGTTAAATCTTTCAAATTACCACATTCTACTGGTAATAACCTAGTTTGAGCATTTGCGGTTAAAGAGGTTAGAAGAGCCATTAATACTATTAGATATTTCATGATCAAGCCCTTATGAAAAGTATTTGATTAGTTATGTAGTTACCATTTTCCAGCACTTCTTCCATACTCATAAAACCAAACGAAAAATTTAATTGCAACAGTAATGCTTATGATAAGTAAAGTTCCCCAAAAGGCATTTTCTATAAATTTCTTTCTTCTTTGGGCTTGATCTCTAATTGCTTTCTCTCTTTCTTCTCTAACTTTTTTTCGGATAGCTATGAATTCTCGATATCCTTCTTGACTTAGATGCTGTAAAGCACCATAATAAAACATGTGTTGAATTTCCGCTTCCATCTCTCTAAGTTTTTGTTGAGCGGCATAAATGTCCATCGCTTCAGCCGTATCACTTTTAGCGAATCCAATTTTTTGAAAGATGCCAGGTTTTTTCTGATGATTAGGATCTCTCGACTTGTTTATGAAGTCTTGTAGTTGACCTGCTGAGTCTGCCCACTTGTTTAGTTGTCCGAAAATATCTTGTACCTCTCTTCCAACGGCAATCGCCTTCTTGATTCCATTGAAGGCGGCAGTTGTTGCTGCAAGAAGTGTTACGGGATCCATTAGTTCGCCAATGGATTATCTAATGCTTTTTTAATCTTATCATCAACTTCACGGCGAATTGTTCTTATTTCATTATTCGTTTCACGTTCAATTCGATTTACCCTTTCATTAACTCCTTGAACTGTCGCATCTACTTGCTTTTGCATTTCTCGCACAGATGAATCTGTTGATCTACGAATTTCTTTTATTTCCCCATCAACTTGCTTACGAATTTCTTTGAAGTCAACTTCAACTTGTCTGCGAACTTCAATAACCGCTCTCTCAACTTCTCTCTGTGCGACCTTACTGCTTCTTTCTACGCCTTCCAATACACCTTCTGTTCTACGAATATCACCTTTAAGGTTCTGATTGATATCACGAGTATAACCAACCACCTTTTCGCTATTTTCTTCTAGTTTAATAATTCTTGCTTCATATTCGCTGAAATCTGGTGCGACATAATTCGCTATTTTCTTTTTCATTCCCATATAATCATTGTATGCTTCAAAACATCCATATAGTCCACCTATAACTGATGAAACAATACCAAATGCAATCATGAGTTTTGCAGGTGTAAACTCATATCCACCAATGCTGATAACGGTATCTTTACTCGCATACTTTTTCATAGCCGCTTCTGCGGCTTCTACCTTTTTGTTTAAATCTACTTTATCTTCTGTACTGCTCATCTACCATCTCCCTATGAATTCTATCTGAACGTTGATTGAGTTGTCTTAATGCTCTAGCATTGTCTTGTATCGTCACACGTTTATAAATATCTTCAGATTTGTAGAACGGCACATCAGGTATTTTTACTTCTAAGTATTGACTAAATCCAGGAACCTCCGCCATTGAAGCTAAAGCAACGTCTTGTGGATCTCTCTGACTGCTTCTTTGAGCGGCAACAGCGGCTGCTCTCGCAGTCTCCCTTGCACTATTTCTTGATTGCTGTTGCTGTGTTGTGTTTCTTGACGGTGATTGCGATCCACCTGTTGATGATGGTGATACCGATAATCCTTGTCCAAGTGGTTGAGGCGTTTGTATCTTTTCTTCAGGTTTGGAGATAATCTGATTTACAATTGGATCACTCGTAGCTTGTGGCGTAGTTAATAACTTCGCTACATCCTCGTTCCCAACAGACGGCACATTTAGTGGAGAAGAAACGACAGAGGTTACTGCTGTCGTAATTGGTTGTGTTACTGTCTCAATCACCTGCTTCTTTCTAAAAGCGTCTGCATATCCTGGGCAACCAGAATTGTATAGAGGGTTTGCCATACATTGCTGATTGAAAAACGCTTGTTGATAAAGAGGACACGATGTTGAAAAAAGGGGATTAGCGGTACACTGTTGATTCAAGTAAGCTGATTCATACAGTGGACACGATGTATTGGACAATGGGTTCTCATTACAGTTCTTATCGAATAATGCTTTAGCATATCCTGGACAGGTTGAATTGTATAACGGATTTGCTGTACATTGTTGTTGCAAAAATGCTTGTTGATACTCTGGACAAGTAGGAGAAAATAGTGAGTTTAAACTACATTGCTGTGCTTGATAAGCAACTGCGTATCCTGGGCAATTGGTTGCAAATAGAGGATTTGATGAGCATTGCTGATTAAACCATGCTTGTTGCCAACCTGGACAAGACTGACTGAATAGTTGGTTAATCGCACATTGTTGCTGCAAGTACGCTTGCTGATAACCTTCGCACGTTGGTGAAGCGAGAGGATTCGCACCGCATGGATCCAGTGAATATCTCAATCGAATATCTATATCTCTTATCTCAGGGCCGTAATATCCTTTCCAATTTCCCTCATCTCTGCTCGATATCGATATGTAAACATTACCTAAAGATGCTAGACTATACTTGTTAGCAAAGTCTTCAGTTCCAGTAAAGCGAGTCCAATCGTTTATTCGTCTACTGTAATCATAAGTTTTACTTTCTATGATGTTCGCATTTGTGGAATCATAAAGAGACACGCGAATACCTAATGGATCGAAAGATTGAGTTTGATAAGCTCCTGCGTTAGCGTTTTTTATAGTCCATCCGTATTGATATCCTCTGACGATAATGCCAGTACCATTCAACGCCTGATTGACTGCTATGCTCTGATATAATACTGAACCGCCGTAGCTAAAAAGTATAGCTCCGTCAGCCGATCTTTGGACTGGACATGGTCCTCCTGTCGTTCCACCCCATATCATTCCATTGTGCTGAGTCAAACATCCCTGCCAACCTGATTGATTGACAATATTACTGGATGTTTGAATATCTTGGGCGTTAGAGTAGAAGGAGAAGAACAGCCAAGACGCCAAGCCCAGCAGAAATTTTTTGCCAGAAACTTGCATTCGAACTCTCGCTTAGAGGTTGAGGTTTACGATCTGGATTTGCATCCCAAACTTTCTTAGCCTCTTCACCAATTTTACCATCTATTGGACAAGGTGTTCCTGCATTCATCATCGCTTGGAAAACTCTATCATCTTGACAGAGAGTAGATACGGCAGCAACTTTCATACCCATATCATAAAGATTTTTGGCTAGTTTCAATCTTTCGCAGTTCATATCTCTAACCATTGTTCCGCCAGAGATACCGAGAATTTGAGTCTGAACAGCGCCACCAACGCCGACAGTACAAAGGTCGTTGTTCAGTACATTAAAAGAAGGAGAAACTGCCGTCGCTGGAGGAGACCTTACTGTAGTTTCGTTTACGCTATTACTATTTGTGGTAACGGTGCTCGAACTTTTAGAATCTGTTACTATCACATCAGATTGAGCAAAACTTAACGAAGAAATAACAAAAAGCACCAAAAAGGTTAACTTTTTGTACATTTTTGACTTCCTATAGATGTTGTCCTAGAACAACATGATTGACAACTGAAACTATTTATGTTATTATTTACACATAATGAAAATGTCTCATAAAAACAACAGTTTGGAAGTGTTGCAAAAATACAACTTGACGTTTTCCTGGATGTCTGTATAATTGATTCTGTTGATTGATTAATAAGGAGTTTTCTGTGGCTTATGTCTCTCAAGAAACCAAAGCAAAAATCGTTGCTGCTGTTAAGCCTGTTCTGAAAAAATATGGTTTGAGCGGTACTTTTGCGGTTCGAAATCATTCTACGATTTCTCTGACCTTAAAATCTGGCAAAATCGATTTTATTGAGAATTATATAAAAGTTGATGCGGAAAAACCCTACGCTCGTCATTTGAGTTCGGATCAAGTTTCAACGATTCGTAATCAGAGCCATCTGGATATTAATCCTTACTGGTTTCATGAGCACTTTTCTGGCAAAGCAAAAGCGGCTCTAACTGAGATTTTCGCGGCTATCAAAAAAGGTGGTAGCTGGTATGATGAGTCCGATATTCAGACTGATTATTTTAATACTGCGTTCTATATCGACGTTAATGTCGGTAAGTGGAACAAACCTTATGAGGTTAAGTGATGTTTGAGAACGATACCCTTGATTCTGTTATGTTTGACTCTCCAGAATTGCCCTTTCCGACTGAAAACGAGATCGATGAAATGGCTAAATGGTATGGAGAGGATGAACCTGATGTAGGAAGTTGACAATGCAAGGAATTTATATTATAATATTGCGGGATGGCTGCCGAGTGGCTGCCCTCCGCGATTATGAAGAACTTTTTGAAGGCTACTCACCCAGTATGATTCGATACCTCAACAAAGAAAAATTTGTTGAGGCTTTTGGCTTTTGTGTTCCAATGACCGAAGTTGAAGCCCGAGAATGTGCCCGAGTAATAGCAAAATCTTACCGCGAATTGCCTGATGGCATTCGCACACTAACTGATTATCGTAATTTTTCCTTTGAGGAACTCCGTGATGGTGCGTATTCCAAAGATTGAAGAACCTAAATTTCAAGGCACTCTTTCCAAAATTCAACTGATTGAGTGTTTGAATTGGTATCATTCAAATAAAGAAAATAAAGATGCCGTAAAATACATTCAAGATTATTGTAAGAAGAATAGAATTGATGGTCGCATATCGAGTACCGAAAGTTTTCTGACCATTGCATGGTTATGTCGGGCTGAGATGAATGGTAATGATCTTGGCTCATACGGAAAAAAATATCTCATCAATAAATTGAAGAGTATGGTTCGTATCGAAAAGACGGTTGTCCAAGATGCGACACCAGTTGTAAGTATTCAAGAACGATTGAAAGAAAAAGTTTCAGAAATTGCCGGCGATCTTGAAGGCGCAATCGATGATTATATTCTCAGCGGATTTAAAGATTCGAAATCTCCTTTTGCTTTGATGCAGGATCGAACAAAAGGTTTACATGCTACTCGTTTGATCGAAATTTTTAAACGTCGTCGAGCGGAGTTTGATGAGGTATTGAATTCGAAAGATACCCAAGTGAAAGAAGGTTATTCTAATTTCACTAAACCTCAAATCAAGAAAATTATTGCTTATTGCGATTCGATCATCACTGATGCACTTAAAATTTCAGGTGAAGCTAAGGCTACTCGTAAACCTCGAAAGCGTAAAGCCAAGACTGCCGATCAGTTGCTAGGTAAATTGAATTATCTAGAAGAGTCTAAAGAATTTAAACTCAAATCGGTGATGCCAAAGCAAATTCTTGGTGCTACTCAATTATGGGTTTTTAATGTTAAAACCAAGGCTCTCGGTGTTTATCATGCCGAAGATGCCTCGGGATTTTCCGTGAAAGGTTCTACCTTACAAAACTTTTCAGAAATGAAATCTGTAACTAAGCGCCTTCGTAAACCTGAGAAAGTATTATCTGAGGTATTGAACGGAGGTAAAGTTACTCTTCGAAACATTTTGGGTAAAGTTGCCACTAAAGAAAGCTTCTTGACAGGACGTTTAAATAAAGATACAATACTACTTCGAATTATTTAAAAGAGATAACATGTTAATTTTTGATTTCAACCAGGTAGTTCTAGCCAATTTGATGGAACAGATTGGCTATTCTAAACAGCCTGTAGATGAAGGTCTTGTTCGACATATGGTATTGAATACCATTCGAGCGCATATCCGAAAATTTCGAGAGTATGGTGAAGTAATTATTGCTTGCGATAATAAGCGTTACTGGCGCCGCGAAGTTTTTCCTCCTTATAAAGCTCATCGCAAAAAGAATCGTGAGGCTTCTGGTCATGATTGGACAACCATTTTCGAATGTATGTCCAAGATTCGCCAAGAACTTAAAGATCATTCACCGTATAAAGTGATTGATGTTGATGGTGCCGAGGCTGATGATGTAATTGGTGCTCTGGTACACAAGTATGCAGATAAAGAACCAATTATGATTCTTTCATCCGATAAAGACTTTGTACAGTTACAAACTTATAAAAACGTAAAACAATATTCACCAACTTTAAAGAAATATATTAAAGCGGATGATCCGATTAAACAACTGAAAGAATTGATTGTCACTGGTGATACAGGTGATGGCATTCCAAATATTCTTTCTCCAGACAATTCTATAATTGATGGCATTCGCCAAAAACCAGTTACGAAAAAATTTCTTTCAGAGTTCGCAGAAAATGGAACATCCAAATTTAATGACACTCTTAATCGTAATTGGTCGCGTAATGAGATATTGATTGACTTGTCTATGATTCCAGAAACCATCTCAGAAAGTATTATAAGTACATATAACGAAACGAAGCCGGCTAGTCGTCAACAGTTTATGAATTATATGATTGCAAATCGGTTGAAAAATTTACTTGAGGTTATCGATGAGTTCTAATCTGATGTATCATGAAATAATTGAACTTTTTCAAAAAACGGAAAAACGTTCGGAAAAAATTGAAGTATTACGAAAACATGCTGATGTTAATTTCGTTAATTTTCTGAAGATGGCTTTTGATCCACGAATAGTTTTTGATGTTGAAATTCCTTCGTACAATCCATCAATTATTCCTGCCGGTCTAAATGATTTGTATCTTCATAGTGAAATCCAGAGAATGTATAGATTCATCAAAGATCATCCTCGTAGACCTCATGGACTAACCGCAGCAAAACAGAAAAGTTTGCTCATTTCCGTTTTGGAATCTCTTCATAAAGATGAAGCGGATTTAATGATTCGTTGTATCAATAAAGATTTAAAAGTTCCCTTTCTAACTCCAAAACTTATTAAAGAAGCTTTTCCTGATTTGGATCTGGGTGTATGAAAGTTGCAGTTGTAACTCCCACTATTGGCACACGATATCTTTCTGATTGTGTCCAAAGTATAGATGAACAAACATATGATAATCTTACTCATTATATTTTCTTAGATGGTGAGAAACAATATGGAAATAAAATTTGGCGCCAGTTAGAGGGAGCATCCAGGATTAAAACCATCCGACTCGAAGAGAACATTGGAAAAGGATGGTATGGTCACCGAGTCTATGCTGCATGTTCTTTTTTAGTGAATGCTGATATTATTTTTTATCTTGATGAAGACAATTGGTTCGAAAAAGATCATGTAGAAAGTCTTGTCAAAATTATTACTGAAGAAAATTTAGATTGGGCCTATAGTTTTAGAAAAATTTATGATAAAGAAGGCAATTATCTGTGTGAAGATAATTGCGAATCTCTGGGAAAATGGCCCATTTATTTTTCTGAAGATCAATATCATATTGATACTTCCAGTTTCGCCGTAAAGCAGAATGTTGCTACTCGAATTGGTCATTCTTGGTATGGACAATGGGGTGCAGATAGAAAATTCTTTTTCAATCTTAGCAAATATTTTCCGAAATATGATTGTTCAATGAATCATTCTTTATGTTATAGGCTTGATGGAAATCCTAACTCAGTCAGTAAAGAGTTTTTTGAAAAAGGCAACGAAGCAAATCTAGAACGTTATAATGGAATTTTACCATGGAAGAAAACATCAGAACCGCACTCGTTACGGGTGGGGCCGGGTATCTCGGTTCTTTTCTAAGCAAAAAACTTAAAAAAGAAGGCTGGAGGGTCGTCGTATATGACAAAAAACCTCCAACACATACTTACTTCGATTCTCTTATTATAGATGATATACTGAATCGAGAAATGGTAAATACCGTTTTTTCTGAGGAAAATATCAATGTCGTTTTTCATCTAGCTGGTAGAATTGAAGTTGGTGAATCTGAAAAGAATCCTACTGAGTTTTGGGAAGTGAACGTCGGTGGAACTTTGATTGTATTGAATGCCATGAAAAAGCATGGCGTCAACAAAATTATTTTTTCTTCTACTGCCGGTGTTTATTTTTCTAGCGGAATTATGATTCCTGAAGATGAAGCGACCACAAACAATTCCGTATATTCAAATACAAAATTATCCTGCGAATATGCTATTGAAGATTCTGGTCTGGATTTTGTGATCTTCAGATACTTCAATTTGGCCGGAGCAGATGATAATTTAGGTGAAAATCATGAGCCAGAAACTCACCTGATTCCTAGAATTCTTCAAAATCTAAATAGTTTTCAAATATATGGTAATGATTATGATACTCCCGATGGAACGTGCATAAGAGATTATGTACATGTTTCAGATGTAGTGAATGCTCATATTGAAGCAGTAAAATATCTTGATGATAATAAAGAGAATGTAATTGTAAATTTAGGATCTGGACAAGGTTACTCTGTTTTAGAAATTATAGATATTATCGAGAAGGAAATCGGACTAAAATTAAATTATCAGATTGCTCCCAGGAGAGAAGGCGATCCAAGTCGTCTTGTTGCTGATATAACTCTTGCTAAAGAATTGTTAAATTATGAACCACAACACAAAATCGATTCAATCATTAAATCTGCCTATGAGTGGGAGAAGAAAAGATCCCGATGAAAAGGATATTTCTTTTACCGTACAAGATAAACTAGACAATTGTTTTTTAAATAATAATGTACACTTTTTGTATGGTGAGATCGATGAGATAAACATCAACAAAACGATTCAGTGGATTATTTACGAAAACACCCAAGAGAATACTAATAATAAAGTATTAAAATTATATGTTAATTCTATTGGAGGAGATTTGTATCAAGCTTTAGGTTTGATAGATGTCATGAGACTTAGTAACAATCCAATACACACTATTGGTATTGGTGCTGTTATGTCAGCGGCATTTCTCATCTTTGCTTCTGGTGAAAGAGGTCATCGTTATATCACAAGAAATTGTGGAATAATGTGCCATCAGTATACGGATGTTTATGAAGGTAAACATCATGACCTCAAATCATTTGCCAAAGAGGCAGAATTAACAAATAAAAGAATGATGAAAATTCTTCAGGATGCCACTGGCATGACCGAAAGTCGGGTTAAAACAAAGCTACTTACACCGAGCGATGTTTGGATGTCTGCTGAAGAATTGGTGCAACTAGGTGTAGCCGATCAAATACTTTAAAGGAGGAAAGACCGAAAATGATTGGTGGTATTAGAGTAGAGAGGGTCCAAAAAACTAAATTTCGTAAAGAAAGAGACCAAGAGAGTTATAGCAGTAAAAAGAAAAAACACCACGATAAAACAACATACCGTATGGTGAGAGAGGAAGACCATGAACTCGAATTATATCAAAAAGAAAATCGAAGAACTTGAAGAACAGATTGCCAGTCAACACGGCGATTTGAAGGAACTCAAGAAACAATTACATAATCTTCGAATGCAAGAATTTGAGGAAGATTTGCGTGAGAGTGACAATAGACAATTACTAAAAGGTTAAGTTGTAAAAAAACAACAGTAACTTGACAGATTGTTTGGTTATGATATACTTTGTGAATGATGAATATTCCTTCAGTTGGTTCTAAAATTTCTGTGACTGTCCGACACAAGTCGGTTTATCTCTATGCAAATCAGCCCTGGGATGAGCGAACTTATGTTGGTATGGTCGTGAAAAGTGCGAAGTGGGTTGATGCGGAGAGTTTTACTCTTCAGACTGAAGACTCGCAATTTCCAATCAAGATTATACATTCTGGTAAAGTGCATAATCTAAAATTTTTGTCTGGAGGTGACTCTCTTAATATTCGCAAGTTTCAAGTTCAAGGAAAAGGTGGTTCTTATACCGTGACAAAAACAGGCAAACAATATTCCTGTACTTGTATCGGTTTTAAGTATCATTCAAAATGCAAACACATTACCGCAGTTATAGATAAGGAATGATATGGATCAGTTTACGATGCTTGTTAATTATTTTGTTCAAAGTGATCAAGAAAAACTTCAAGCTAGTCGTGGCTTGGAAACAACAGACTCTATGGAATTTGTTGAACAGGTCTTGCTAGAAGGTTATAATATCGAGGGAAATTTTCAATGAATGAATTTGCTTTTTTTCTAGAAGCTTGGCTTTTTTGTTATAAAAACAATATCGATATCAAAAAAATTTATCGTAAAGATTGGAAAACCTGGGCACTACGATGATGATTTATGTACGCGACCGTTCTAAGATGAAGTCGCCAACTAAAAAACAACAGGCTGAGTATCAAGCTTGGCTCGATAGTTTGAGCCAACAAAGAACTGGATTTTCTAAGACTCCCGTTCGAAAAGTTGCGAAGCCAGTTTATTTGCCAAAAGTTCCTCCTGGACGCGAAACGCCAAAATATCCAAGCGTAGACACTGGCGGTGGTTCGACCACTAAGCCCATTCACGGTAAGGTATATACTGGTAGTCTAATGAAAGGTATCGGAACGTTACATAAGAGTAACGCGGTTCCAATCTTCACTGACCAGGAAGCTTTGGATCAAGCGAATATGCGCCGTTGATATGGACCTTCATACCATCACAATTTTTGTCTCCGGTGCGTTCCTAGGTGCTGTCCTAGGTAGAATGTTGACTTTCTTTGTGTTGGCTGGAGCCTTGATTGTCATTTTATTGTTTCGTTTGTAAAACGTTGTTTTTATGCAACATATGAAAAAATCTCTTGACTTTTGCATCCTCTGTGCTAAAATATTGTTTCCTTAATTTAAATCGGAGTTTATTATGGCTAAACCTGCAAAGACCCTCAAACTTAAACCTGCTGAGAAACTTCTCAATCTTTTGATTACTGGTGATATTTTCACCAAAGACCAAATCAATGATCGACTTGGTACAGAAATTGAGATGTATCGAATTTCGACTTATATGTGGTATATCAAGACTGAAGTTGGTGGTGTCATTCGCGTAACTAAAGACGGCCGGCGTGTCGTTGGATACCAACTTGTTAATGTGAAAGATATTGAAAAGTATCTTAAAGATCGCGGTATTCTTTTGAGTGTAAAACCTCCCGTTGAGAAACTTTCTGACCTTAAAGCGGAAAAAGTTTCTGATACAGAAGTTCTCGAAGTTACAGAAATTGCTCAGTAATTTTTATTCTCCTTGTTGTAACTTTCAGCCTGGTAAACTCCAGGCTTTTTTACTATGAACATATTCTATCTACATAATGAACCTAAAATTTGTGCGGAAATGCATAACGATAAGCATACCGTGAAAATGATTATCGAATATGCCCAACTTATGTCCACTGCACACCGATTGCTCGATGGCGTTCCTTATCTCGATAAGACTGCTAATGGTCGTTCAATCAAACGTTGGCGCCTTGAAGGTGAAAACGAAACCGTCATGATGAAGGCTTCTCATATCAATCATCCTTCAGCCGTATGGACTCGTTCAAATCGCCAAAATTACAATTGGTTGTATTGTATGTGGTATTATCTTTGCAAAGAATATACCTATCGATATGATAAAATCCATGCGGTAGAAAAAAGAATGTCTAACGCATTGTATCTTCCTCCAATTAATATCGTGAGTAGTGAATTCTTTCCACCAACACCCGCAATGCCAGATAATGTAAAAGTTCCAGGTAATTCTCTAGCGTCTTATCGTAACTATTACAATCGCAACAAAACTCATCTTGCATCTTGGAAAAATCGACCAACTCCCGAATGGTATCAGGCTATATAAAGATATGCCAACTTATACTTTTTTTAATTGTGAAACGGGTGAAGCGTTCGAAATGATGATGAAAATTTCCGAGCGTGATACCTTTCTGGTTGAAAATCCACACATTCAACCAGTTCTTACCGCACCAGCAATTCTATCTGGTGTTTCCACTTCAAATCAAAATCGGGTTCCCGATGGGTTCAAGGAGGTGCTTTCTAAAATTTCTGAAGCTCATCCCAGCAGCGGTGTGGCTGAAAAACATGGTAAAAAATCTATCAAACAGATTAAAACGGACCAAGTTGTAAAGAAACACGTTGAAAGGGTGACGGGAGTGAAAACATAATTTTTTAAAAGGTCATCAATGTCTAGAAAAGCCAATACAAAAATAAAATTAGTAGAAGAAGAAACAAAAAACGGACATACATTAAGAATTAAGATAGACGATCTAAAAACATTTGATCCTCTAACTCAAAATCAAAAAAAGTTTTTTGATGCATACAAAAGAGGTGATTATTTTGTAGCACTTCATGGTGTAGCAGGCACAGGAAAAACATTTTGTGCGATGTATAAAGCCCTTGAAGAAGTTCTAGACAAATCAAATCCTTTTAATAAGATAATTCTCGTTCGTTCGGCAGTTCAATCTAGAGAAATCGGACATTTGCCAGGCGATGTAACTGAGAAGATGGAAATCTATCAGCAACCTTATAGACAAATTTGTGAAACTCTATTTGGTCGTAAAGATGCATATCAAAGACTTGAAGAACAAGGATATGTTGAATTTATTTCGACATCATTTATTCGAGGTATGAGTTTTGATGATGCAATTATTATTGTTGATGAAATGCAGAATCTTACCTTCGAAGAGATTGATACTGTAATGACTCGTGTTGGATATCGTTCAAAGATTATTTGGTGTGGCGATTATAGACAAACGGATTTGAATAAAAAGAAAAATGACATGAGCGGCATTTTGAAATTTTTTGATATCGCAATGCATATGGATGCATTTACTAAGATCGAGTTTACACCTGATGATATTGTTCGTTCTTCATTGGTGAAAGATTATATCTTGGCTAAACTTAGATACGAAGACCATGTTGTTTGAACATGTAAAAATACCAGAATTGCAATTTGATTTAGAAGCACAAACTAGTGATTCTGGTAGATTGTATCTGACTCCAAGTGGCAAGAAATATCCCTCCGTTACTACTGTTCTGTCACACTATAACTCTAAAGCTATCGCAGAGTGGCGTGAGAGAGTCGGTAATGAAGAAGCGAATAAAATATCAGGTAGGGCTTCTCGTCGAGGTACAAAACTTCATAGTGTATGTGAAAAGTATCTTTTGAATGAGATGACTGAATTGAAAATGCGCTCGATGATGCCTAATATTAAAGAATTATTTCTTAAAGTTAAACCTTATATTGACAAAAACATTTCGAAAGTATATACTCTAGAACAAGCGTTGTACTCGGATCATCTACGAATTGCTGGTCGAGTAGATTGTATTGCAGAGTGGAATGGAGTGTTATCTGTAATTGATTTTAAGTCTTCAACTAAAGCAAAGAAAAAAGAATCAATTGGTAATTATTTTATGCAATGCACCGCATATGCCGAGATGTTTTATGAATTGACTGGAACACCCATACATCAATCAGTTGTATTGATTGGTGTTGAAGAAGATAATGGACAAGTATTTGTTGAAAAAACTGCTGATCATTATTTACCTCTAAAAGAATATATTGACCGTTATTATGATAAATCAAACCGTACTGAATTTGTCTGACTCTTTAAAAGTCAACTATGATTCTGCATACCCTTTTCCTTATGTTGTCATAGATAATTTTTTAAATGAGTTTGTTGCAAAAAGGATCGTTGAAGAATTAAAACAGTATCAGCATTGGTCTTGTGATACAACTGATGAAGTAAAAGATTATCAAATAAACAAATATTATACACCAGATGTCTTTGATCTTTCTACTCTAAATGCTCTGAACAGAGATTGCCCAATCACAAAATTTACTTTAGACTATTTGAATAGTTCGGATACATTAAATTTTTTAGAAAAACTTACAGGCATAAAAACACTGATTGGCGATGATACGTTTTTGGGTGGTGGCGTTCATCGTGTTTTGACTGGGGGTAAATTAGGTATACATGCAGATTTCAATATTCAGTTTAAAAATAATCTTCATCGTAGATTGAATATGCTGATTTATTTGAATGAGAATTGGCAAGATCAATGGGGTGGCAATCTCGAACTTTGGGAAAAAGACATGAGCAAATGTTGCGTTCAAGTCAAACCAATATTCAATCGTGCTATAATTTTTAGAATCACTGATGATGCTTTTCATGGTCATCCTCACCCACTAAATACCCCTCAAGGTGTTGACAGGTATTCTTTGGCATTGTATTATTACACAGAGGATAGACCAGAACATGAGAAAGCACCATTTCATCCAGTTGTTTGGAAAACTCCAAGATAAGTAATGTGGGTTTGGATATTATCCATCACATTATTAGGTACCAATCCTGAACATTCAAGAATCGCTAAATTTGAGACTAAAGAAGATTGTCAGAAAGCACTGATTGCTAAAAGAAAAGAATATGAACTAAAAGGTAGAGAAATGGTTGGTCATTGTTTTTATGGAAGAACAGATTCTAAAGGTTGGTGGTAATAAATAAAGCTATGATCGTATGAAGTAGATCGAAAGGTGTTCTGGACGGCGGTTCGATTCCGCCCAGGTCCACCAGTAAACTCTTTGAGTGACTACACTGGAACAACTGCAACACTTGCCAAAGTCGACTAAAGCAAGAACCAGCCAGGAAGTAGGGTCACCGTGATTTCGAGTATCGCAGAGAGTTTACTAATGGGCCTGACCTGGTTTCGACAGGGCAATAAGTAGAGACATGGACGATCCGACACAGAGAGTCGTAAAAAGTAAATTCAATAAACGCAAATGAAGAAATCTTTGCATTAGCCGCCTAAACACGGCTTAGGGTTTCGGTGGGTTTCCTCGTAACAGAATAACCCACCATCACTACTAGGAGGTATCAAATGAAAAGTTTAACTTTTCTTAGTGTGATTTTTTTTATGCTTATAGTGAAAAACGTTTACGCTATACCAAATACGATTCTCTTCAGGGATCTTACCGCAGAAGCGCAGAAGCAGGTCGTATGTTTAGCAGATAACATCTATTTTGAAGCAGCCAGCGAATCTCATAACGGCAAAATGGCTGTTGGATTTGTCACACTAAATCGCGTTTCAACAGGAAACTATCCAAATACAGTTTGCGGAGTTGTACATCAAAAGATAAGAGGAATTTGTCAATTTTCTTGGTATTGTGATCCAACCACTGCTAAGAAAAGGTTGACAATAAGATCCACTTCATTGTATAATGATATCTTGGATTTGGCAGTGTTTCTTGCGGTTTATTATCATTTTATAGAAGATGTTTCCAAAGGAGCCACACATTTTCATTCCGTCAGAGTTAATCCGAGATGGAAATTACAAAAAACTAGTCAAATAGGACAACACATATTTTATAGAAATAGATACGAAAGAATTAATAAAGAAAAATTTATTTTGGCATAAATTATGGACGATTATGAATTGGAAAATTTTTTGGCGAGAATTAGAGTTGATGTTGCTACGCTGCGACGAAGACCTAAACGAAGATCGAATAAAAGAGTTTTAAAAAAATATTGCTGGGAATCATATCAACTACCGATGAATATTATGGAAAAAAACAAAGATAGAATTTTTATTGGCGCATCCGATTATTCAGATTTCGTATTTTGTAATCTGGTGAATAATTTTGAAGATAAAAAATTATCTCTTTTTAATCGTGAAATTAAATTGCATGGCAATCGTCGCCGCTGGTATAACTTTATTGAATCTAATTATGAGAATCAAAAGATTCTAGAAATCAACGACAATTCAGGCTATATTATTACTGAAGATGGATTTTTTAGATATAGCGTTAGTTCGAATTCGATTACTGTCGAAATTTATGGTTCGTTGAAATTTATCGATCAATCGGAAGAGTTTGTATTGAACAATTTTGAAATCGTCACATCTTATATCGAATGGGTATATAGTGCGAATGGTGACACCGTAACAATTCCGTTAAATATGGACAAATTGCCCATCGATGAAATGTATCCATTTCTTAAAGATGAAACTCTGCAAGAATATTATGATAGGTTTTTAAATTCGACAGCAAACATTCTTTTGTTGATCGGTCCGCCTGGTACGGGCAAGACCACATTTATTCGAGGGCTTATTGCTCATAGCAATTCATCTGCCCTCGTCACATATGATGCGGCGATTTTGGAAAAAGACTATGTTTTTGCCAGATTTATTGAAGACAATAATGACATCATGGTCTTAGAAGATTCTGATAATTTCCTAAATGCTCGTCAAGATGGTAACACTATGATGCATCGTTTTTTAAATGTGGGCGATGGTCTTGTGACAACAAAAGGTAAGAAGCTAATTTTCTCAACAAATCTTCCTTCTGTTCTTGATATTGATCCTGCACTAGTTCGTCCTGGTCGGTGTTTCGATATTCTTACATTTGATAATTTGCAAAAAGAAGATGCGGTGAAACTTGCGACTAAGGTCGGAGTAAACTTGACAGATGATAAGGATAGTTTTACAATTGCAGAAGTTTTTAATAAGCAAACATTAACTGACCAAAACAAAAAAATTGGTCGCAAACTTGGTTTTATTTAAGGAGTTTATTATGGCCGTACAACAATTTAGTATTAATCAGATTTCAAATGAGGCAGACAGGAAAAAACTTCTGAGTGCCATTCGTGAATGTTCAGATTCTATGACTCGCATTTCTGCTGAAAAAGATTTGATTAAAGAAACCGTGAAGGCAGTTTGTGAAGAACTCAAATTGCCTAAACGACTCGTGAATCGCCTAGTGAAAGTCTATCACAAACAGAATTATGATGAAGAAGTGGCTACACATGAACAATTCGAACAACTCTATGAGACTATCGTAAAGTAATATGCCTACTAAAGAAGAAATGTTTAAATTTCAAGAAGAAATTGAGAAATTAATTTCTGGAACTGATTACAATTATATGGAAGCAATTGTTGAGTATTGTAATCGAACTGGTATGGAAATCGAAGTAGCATCATCTTTGGTAAATAAAGATTTAAAAGCCAAAATCGAAATTGATGCTCAAGAACTCAATTTGCTTCCCAAAACACACAGACTTCCAATATGACAGGTTATGAAGCATTCAGTACATTTCATGTTTTAAAGTTGCACTTTACCACTAATTATGATTATTTTAAGTATAATGGTAAATGTAATATTTCAATAGAAACTTTTGAGAAGCGAAAAGACAAGTATCATTTTTATAAGTTGTCTAGAAAATATGATGTTGATGACTATAAACAATTCATAATCTCTAACTTACTTAAAGATCCTAATATCTGGGCAGGCAATTTGCTAGAAGAAACAGCAAATGATATTCATATGTCTAGAATGTCTAGAATACAGTCTTTGTCTTATAAATTTAAAAATGATTGTTTATTCATAAGAGAAAAAACAGATTTGAATGAAGCTTTAAAAACAAATGGTGATTACCCTCTTTTGCTTACAATGACAACACAGGGGGATATTTCGGATGAAACCGTTTGTATACTTAATTGCCTTGTTAATTTTTTGCCCGTTTGGAGTAGGAAAATAAGGGATACAATTCGCTGGCCTCTTTTATATAAGAAATGGATGTGTTATACTCCATTCATAGAGTTTGATAGGTCTAAATTTAAAAAACTTGCCTTAGAAGGTTTGAAATGATTGAAAAAATTTATTTGGATATGGATGGTGTTCTGTGTGATTTTGAATCACGCTATGAGAAATTGTTCGGTGAATTGCCGGCGTATTCCCGAGAGATGAAAGAGTGGTCCGCGAATTGGAATGTTTTCGTTGAGACTGAACAGTTCAAAACTCTTGATTGGAATCCTGGCGGAAAAACTTTACTTAAAGTGATCACTGATGCTGATATTGATTATGAAATTTTATCTTCATCAGGAGGCAAAAAACATCACGAAAAAGTAGAAGCTCAAAAGAAACATTGGCTTCAAACAAATGGTATTCTCGTCAAAGCTAATATTGTTCCTGGAAGAACAAACAAAGCAAAGTTTGCCAATTCTAGGGCAGTTTTGATTGATGATACACCAGATGTGATTGATGCCTTTAATGCAGCAGGTGGTTATGGTATTCTCCACAAAAATACCCCTGATACGGTAAAGAAGTTGGAGCGTATCTTGAATGTTGCTAAATAACAGTATATAATGCATACTGTGGACAATAAAAAATATTCCGTTTATACTACGACATACGAAAGGAAATAATATGAGTTTCGCAAATCTAAAACGTAATCGCAATAGTCTCGAAAAACTTACGAAAGCAATTGAGACTACCGCCCAAGCCGCAGAAGCCGGCTCCAAAGACGATACCCGACTCTGGCAACCAAGTGTAGATAAATCGGGTAATGGCATGGCCGTTATCCGATTTCTTCCCGCACCTTCTGTAGATGGTGAAGATGGTCTTCCTTGGATTCGTACATTTAGTCATGGTTTTCAAGGACCTGGCGGATGGTTCATCGATAACTGTTTGACCACTCTGAATGAAAAATGTCCAGTTTGTGAGCATAACAATTCTCTATGGAATTCTGGTATCGAAGCCAATAAAGAAATCGTTCGTAAACAAAAACGTAAACTTAGTTATATTGCTAATGTTTATGTTGTCTCAGATCCTTCAAATCCTGAAAATGAAGGTACTGTTCGTCTGTTCAAATTTGGTAAGAAAATCTTTGATAAACTTACTGAAGCAATGAATCCTGAGTTTGCTGATGAAGAACCTGTAAATCCCTTCGATATGTGGGAAGGTGCTAACTTCAAACTAAAGATTCGTAATGTTGAAGGTTATCGCAACTACGATAAATCTGAGTTTGCTGATAAATCTGCTTTGCTTGATGGTGATGATGCTAAACTTGAAAAGATTTATTCGCAAGAACATTCATTGAAAGAGTTTCTTGAGAAAAAGAATTTCAAGCCATATGATACTCTGAAAGCTCGTCTTGATAAGGTTCTTGGTTTTGATGGTGAACCTGTTATTGCACAAACTCGTGCAGAAGATGTGGCAATTCAGTCTGTCAAACCAAAAGGTACTATCAGTAATGTTAAACCTGTAACCGTTGCTGATGATGACGAAGATTTGAATTTCTTCAAATCACTAGCCGAAGAACAGTAATAAAAACAGCCCCCGAAAGGGGGCTTTTAGAATGATTTGTGAACTAAATCTCCAGATGCTTTAGCAACAAGAAAATCTACAAGCATATCACTATTAAACGCAGAAGGAATTCCTCCAGTATCTCTGATACTTTTGCCTTGACTTGGTGATGCTGTCGGCGGTGTTATCATGTTTACGGTTGGAACAATATTTGAGGCTACAGTTTGTAGGTCTGCTCTTTGTTCAGTTGCGGCAACTAATGTTTGACCTAGTGTTGGTTGCGATTTAACGCTCGATAACAATCTCTGAAAATCATTTGAAGACATTAGTGCTTTGTTTCCAGCGGCATCGCCTTGATAGAATGATCTATCATCAGTTGTAGGCATAGCAGCCCATCTTCTCGCTACTTTATTTTGAAAATCCTCTAGGCTTATTCTACCTGTTTTGAAATCTTGGTAACCTAGTTCATCTAATAGTTTTGAAGCAATTTGATCTTGTACGATTGGTGTAAATTTATCTGATCCAGAAAATCCTGCTTTTGCTGCGAACTCTTTTAATGTATCGCGTGTAAATTGATATTTTCCTACAGCGGTACTTGCATGTCCACTACCAACCATTCCTTTTTGATATTCCAAAACTTCATCTATAGTCATATTCACAAGGGCTGCTCTCTTTGGGGTATTTTTACCATAAACAAGAGCATTATAATCTCCTTTTGATTCTTTTGCTCCTATTTCATTGAGCAATTTCTTTTTTCCAGGATCCATCATTCCTTCTGGAATTCTTTCAGGTGTTGGTCTAACTGGACCACCGATATCTTGAGGCTTACGTTCGAAACGTTCAACAGAAGAGTTTACTGAACCGCTATAATTATCTGCTGCTCTAATCATTTCTCTTCTTTCTCTTACCTGACTCATTATATCTTCGAGAGAAGCACCAGTTTGTTCTGCTCTATATCTGGCTGCGGCTTCAGCATCAAGTTCGCTACCGTAGTCTTCAAGATATCTTAAATACTTTTCTTGTCCAGAAACATCTCCTAAGGATATTCTTTCACCTCCTGTCTCTGAGGCTGCCGTTACTTTTCTTGCCTTTATTTTTGCTTCGATTTGTCGCATTCTTGCGATTGCCGCTCCTTCATCTGTTGGAACACCAGTTACGTCATTTCTGGGTAAAGGTTCACCAGATATCTTTGGCATTCCTTCTTGTTCTTCTTCAATAAATTTATTGACCAACCAAGCTATACCTGCTGCACCTAATACTGCAATACCGGCAGGCGATAAAAGAAGAGGTAATGCACCTCTCAATAAACCCCATAGTGCCTTACCAGTTATCCTTGCGGCCGCTCCTACTGCACCACCGGCCGCGTCAGCTAAACCAAAAATATTTTTTAGTGTTATAACATCTTTTATTTTATTTGGTAAATCAACTAGAATAGTTTTTAATCCAGAAAGAGCACCTATTAATGCTAATGACCCAAGACCTTTCGCTTTATCTAATACAGACTCTTCTTTTTTACCTGTAGAATCAACAGGTTTAATTTGTTCCACTTTACTTTCGGCTCTGAATTTTCCTTCATATGCGGCTTCTTCTTCTGCGGTCTTTCTAAAAAACATATCTGCTTTATTTGTTGCAGTTCCTCCACCCATCTTGACTAGTTTAATAATATTTTGTCTCATCACATTCATGTCTCTTGCCATGGCTCGAAGAGGCATTGTATTTTTTCCAATAATTGCTAGTCTGGTATCTTGTCGTCTTAATAAATCATTCTGTGCTTTAGAAGATTCGAGAAGTTGTGAGAGAGCCTCAGACTTTAGAGATTCGCCATCCGATATTTTTTTGCCGGAAGATAATGCTTGGAAACCTTTACCGAATATTTTTTGACCAGTAGATGAAATTATACCAGTGCCGCCAAATAATATGTTTCGAGGATCAAATCTTTCTTTTGTTCTTTTTAGAATCGTAGATCCTAGAGAACTAAGAACTCCTTGGCTTTTGAGTTCTTGCTTATAGATTTGCGCGAATCTGGATGAGTTAGATGTTGCCATTTATTTTTTTCTCGATTGTATTTGTTGTTTCAACTTCTCATTCTCTTCTTCTATATGCTGAATAAGCATGGTAATATAAATGTTTCTTTCCCAGGACATCATATTTTCTAAATCACTTAAACTGTACTTGTGATGCTGCATTAAAGCAAAGTTTGTTTGATAATGATTGCTCAAACTATCATGACGAAATGTTATACGAAAAAACTTTGGATTCCTTCTAATAAAAGTTCTTCTTCATACTTACATTTGCTACACTTAAATAATAATTTTTTACTGATCTTAGGAATATCTTCGAAGAAAGCTTGTATTTTCGAAAATTGTTCCCGATTTAAACTATCAATAAAATCTTCTAACTCTTTTTCACTTACATCTTTGGCATAGTATATCGATTCTGAGTCATACACATAATCAATACAACTTGTAATCAATTTCGCTGTTGCTTCTGCTTCCGATAAACCTTCAGTCTTTTTAATAGTATTGAAATTTGGATACTTCATTACTACACCAAGCTTTTTCGTCAACTCTATTTTCTTATTTTTCTCTGTTCGTTTTTCGATTTCTACTTCAAGCAAATTAAATTGAAGTTTAATCATACTATTACATTTTGTAAGTTCTTCGTTTTCACCTTTTACATCATTGTTACAACGATACTGCAAATCTACTATTTCACCAATCGATCTTGCTCTTAGCTGGAGAAAAATATACTCCAAATCTAAGACAGGCAATTCATCAACATCTAAATTATCCACGCAACAATTATTAACGATTTGCTTTATTGCTAAAAGAACCGCTTCTTCATCCTGGGATTCAATTGCCATCAACAAAATCTTTTCTTCTTTTACTAGAAAAGGTCTTATCTTTATTTTTTTACCTGACAATGGTAAAGTAATATTGTATAGTGGCACATCAATTTTAGGTAACATACATTCTCCAAATTAAAATAAACTGAATATTTGTGCAGTTGTTCCTTTTAGTTGGTTTTTGATTGCTGTAGCAGTTGGCGATCCTGCTATTCCTGCTCCTAATAGAGCAGAAGAAAATGCCGCAAAATCATAACCACCTTCATATATTGTTCGATATTTGTGGTAGGTAAATGAAACGGTCAATCTATGAAAACCATCATCAGACCAACTTAGTCCTTGGGATCCTATGGCCTTAGGAAAAGCATCTAAAAGTTCTACTGCATATATTTGTTTTATAGTGTCATCATATTGAATTATTTTTATATTCGTTAGATAATTTGTTCCTTGACCTTTGGGGAACCGAATGTTATGAGTATCATTCGGAATCATTGCTTCCATCCATTTGTCAAACAATTTTCTCTCATAAAATTCATTGGTGCAAAGAAAGGTAAAATTGGTATCGGCATATGCTGTCAAGTATGGAACTTCGAAACTTGGACCGTAAATACTGACTGTTTGTGTTTGTATTGATTTTCCAGGTAATTCAGCACTTTCACACTGTAGAGCCAAATATCTGGACATTGTCGGATTATAACTAGCATTTCCCGTTTCACCCTTCACTCTTGTGGTGATATCAGAAAAAATTGTATTAGGCAAATTTAATAGTCTTTCAATTAAACTTGATTCAACAAAGTTGCTAATATATTGAGGAATAGGCAATATAACCTGAAAACGGTTTGGTCTAGCCAAACCTTCTTTGGCTTTTATATTAGATAAAAATAGTTGAGGTAAGAATGCCATTAGAATTTTTTCCTTGATTGAGACCATACTTTACTTGTACTAGCCTTTTCAAATTGTTCGACGGGAAGTAAAGCGGCTATGTCCCATTCATTAGCATGAATTTCTAAAAATTTAGATTGAACGTGGCTCGACAAATATCTTTTAATGCAAGGCGTTGCTTCATATGCCATAGAAAAAGCTTGTAGTACCTGATAATTCATCCTAAGCTTTGTGCTTTGGTCATAGGCCTTATTTGATGCAAAATGACTCAATTTATCCAAAAGAATGATACGATGCTTTGGGTGAATGTAATGTAAATTCAGCCCTAGAAAACCGTCTGGGTATAGTTGAATTGGTATAACCAATGGGAACCTATCGTAGTATGGCAAAGTATCTTTCGTTTTCGGATCATAGTAAAAGAAATACATGTGGCCTATTAAATTTGTATCCGTTTTTCTAGTATTATCATTCATCAACTTTCTGGATGTAGGATTCAGATCAGGTAATTTTGAACGAAGCCAGTCTCTAGCTTGCTTTGAGCGAGCTTGATACCCAGTTTTAGATAACTGTTGATTGATTCTGTCCATTAAGTAAGCCATGGTGCTATTTATTTGCCTTATGATTACCTGGGTTTCCTGTCATTTTGTATATAAGTATTGGTGTCCTGGATCAAATTAATCCTAGATCCTTCTCCGTTAGAATCTTGAATTGCCATCCATGTTCATGGCAGAATTCATCTGCTGCTTTCCACTTCATTTGATTTATAGCATATGTTGCTGCTTCTTGTAGAAACCTTTTAGTCTTTTTCTTTTGTGTAGGTTTCTTTGTCTGTGCTTCTGGTTTAACCTCAATAACAAAGGTCATAACGGTATTATCTTTTCTTTTGACCTTTATGATGAAGTCTGGAAAGTATCTATGTCTTTTACCATCAACAGGTGAGATATAAGGAATAGCTAATTCCTCTGAAGACCACCAGATTATATCTGGATGATCATCAAAGTATTTCATACAACGAAGTTCCCAGGAAGATCGATAAATGATATTTTCTGGGTTTCCGTTGTATTTTTGAGGGTTTTGTGGTCGGAACCAACCCTTGTAAGTATTATTTCCGTATGCCATATAAATATGTAGTCAACATCTAAGGATAGCCATGGCACTTTTTACTCTAGGCGATATAAATTTCAATAAGCCTATCGAAAATCGAGATACATTAGACTTTTTAAGTAATAGGTCGAAACTCTCCGCTCCGAATGTTTACAGATATCCCATAGATATAGGTAATGTTGATAGAGCACATTACATGATGATTAACATTCACAAGCAAGAAAAGAGTGCTTATTCTTTTGATATGGCCAATGATCCTTATTCTAATGTACAAAGAAATCGTATTGGTTTAGCGGGGCAGACAGGTGCTTTAAATGCTGGCGGAGTAATGCAAAATTTAGGTTCAACAGTAGGCACTTTAGCTAATGCAGGTACTCAACAAGCAAAAGAACGTTTCGGTCTAGACGAAAAATATGCAAGTTATTTAGCAGATTCTATTTCTAATGTTAAAGGTGCTATCGAAGGTACTCCTGTTGGAGATAAAATTTTAGAAGTAACGAAGGAAGTAGGAAATGAAGCAGAACAAATGTTAGGTCGATTAAATAATGCCAAATTTTTGAGAACGACAGACAAGATAACTGATTGTATTGCTCTTTACATGCCAGAGACTCTCAACTTTGATGAAAGACAGCAATTTAATCCTTTAGGTACAGGAGGAGAGACTCTAAATTATCTAGGATCTCTCGCATCAATTTTAAGCGATTCTGTTAATGGCAAAATCAACGCTTCCGAGGTTGCTAGAAACTTTACACCATTTATAGCACAAACTATATCAAATAGAATAGGAAGATTCGCTTCTAGTCCAAATACGATGGCTGGTGTATTTGCTTCTGCTATCGGAGGTGTGCAAAATTCTAGACTTGAATTAATATACAATTCTCCAGATTTTAGAAGTTTCCAGTTTCAATTTATGTTTTATCCTAGAAGTGAAAAGGAAGCCACTGAAGTTCAAAATATTATTAATGTACTGAGATTTCACCAAGCTCCAGAAATTATGACTGGTACCGCAGGATATTTTCTTGTTCCTCCTTCTGAGTTCGATATTACATTTTTCTATAATGGCTATGAAAATCCTAATATTCCTACAATTTCAACTTGTGTATTGACAAGCCTTCAGACAGATTATGCTCCATCAGGATTTCATTCATTCGAAGTTCCAGGAGAAAATTATCCGTCAATTGGTAGAACGGGTATGCCTTTTGCTATTAGATTAACATTAGGTTTCCAAGAAACTGAAATTATGACAAAATTCAATCATCAATTGAGAGCAGGATTTGCCTCTCCAGAAATAAAATTTACCAGATAAAATAATGTCAAAATATTTTACAAATTTTCCAAAGACATTTTATATTGCTTCTAATAATTCGACTTCATTAGAAACAATAACTAATTTGACGGTTGGGTTTTCACTAGATAAAACCTTTTCCAATAACTCGATACTTTATCAAGAGTATACAGTAAAAGATGGTGATACACCAGAAAACCTATCGCATAAAATTTATGGATCATCCGAGTATCATTGGATTATTATGAAAATGAATGATATCGTGGATATCAAAAACGATTGGCCTTTAGATCAGGAAACTTTAATTAAATGTATAGAAGACAAGTATGCAAACAATGCATCTCCAGGAGATACTGGTCTAGATTGGGCAAAAGAAACCACACATTCGTATTACAAAATAGAAACTCAATCCTTTCCTAATTCTACGGAAAGTAAAGTCATCAAGACAAGAATAGACTCCAATACATATGCAAATTTAACTTCTAGTACGAATCAATATACCCTAGCCGACAATTCCGTACTTAAAATAGATGTTGCAAAATCTTTTATAACATACTATGACTATGAAGTTCAAGAAAATGAGGCGAAAAGACAATTAAAAATAATGAAGTCAGAATATATTAATCCCGTCTATGCTGAGTTTCAAAGAGTTATGAAATGACAGATAGTTTAGTCACTAAAACCACACAATATAAAATAAAAGATTTATCTATCGTATCGAAAATCGGTAAAATAGACATCACTGGATTATTTGAAGAGTTGGATATATTTGATTGTATTTTCTTTCCGTCTATAACGGGAAAAATAGTTATAAATGATACATTAGGATTAACAAGTAGACTTGCATTAGATGGCTCAGAAGTTTTAGTTATTCATATGGGTAAGACCGATGAGGATGCCGTTTTCAGAAAATCTTTTAGAATTTATAAACAGAGCGATAGACAATCCTTAAACAATAATTCAGAGAGATATATTTTACATTTTATTTCCGATGAATATTTGTTATCACAACAAAACAGAATATCGCAATCATTTGTTGGCACATATACGCAGATGGTAATGAATATTTTGGAGAATTATCTTGGAATAAAATCTAAGTCTCTGAGTGTAATTGAAGATTCTGTGGGTGTCAGAAAGATGGTTGTTCCAATGAAGACTCCTTTTGATGCTATAGATTTGTGTGCTCGAAGAGCCATAAACATTAATGGTTCACCTACATTTTTGTTTTTCGAAAATAAAGTAGGATATAATTTTGTCACTACATCATCTTTGATTAAACAGAATGCCATTCATACCATAAATTTTGAACCTAAGAATATAGTCCAGAATGACACTGAAATGATGGGTGCAATGAAGTATGAAGTCGTTTCTCAGTTTGATGTAAACAAAAGTATAACTGATGGTGTATATTCAGGAACTTTTATTGGGTTTGATCCTACAACAAGAACTATTGTTAAACAGTACATCAACTATAATGAATTGTATGCATCGAATGGTTTGGCAAATAAAGTTCCGAATATAGGCGTGACCGAGAATCGAGCAGGAATAAAAAGCACAGATATGTACAATTCTAAAATTACAGTTTTTCCTTGCTCTGTATTTTCTTCGAAAAGTAGTTATATAAAACAAAATTTTCCTGAGATGATTAATTATGATGATGATACATATAATTATGTTTTTCAAAGAGAAGCATCACTCAGGTCTCTTTTAACTCAAAGATTAAAATTAGCGATGCCAGGTAATTTCGATTTAACATCAGGCACCACGGCAAATATAATAATACCTAATAGATCAGAACAATCTCCTACTGAAGATGCAATAGATTATTCATTAAGCGGTAAATATTTGATTATTGCATCCAGACAGATAATTTCGTATAATAAACATATTACAGTTGTAGAAGTTGCAACAGATTCCACGAATAGAGATAATTACTACTATAGTACGAACATGCAAGATGGAGCTATAGCAGATTATGCATAATATGAACTTTATATGGTGGATAGGTGTCGTAGAAAATATCGACGATCCTTTAAAGATAGGAAGATTGAGAGTAAGGATCATTAATTATCATACAGAAAATCTGAATCTTCTTCCATCTACTGATTTACCTTGGGCTGAAGTTTTATTTGCATCCAATGGATCGACTTATTTAAATGTAAAAGAAGAGGATTGGGTGATAGGGTTTTTCTCTGATGGACCTAATGCTCAAAGACCTGTTGTTATGGGAGTTTTGCCTGCTATAAAAGAGATACAGCCTAGTATCGAAACTGGATTTTCTAGACAGGTAACTCCTGTACAAATATTGAAGGCACCAGAGCCCGCAAAAGAAATTGTCGTTGGTAAAGTGGGTGAGCCTACTATTCCCAGATCGACAAGAGGAGTTGTTACTGGTACGCCAATTGAAATCGCAAACAATAAAAGAGAACACGTTTGCGACATCTCAAATGAAATGACGCGAGCAGCCTCATGGGTTAGACTTAAATTTAGCGAATTTATGGACCTAATCAGAAAAGGAATTAGAGCATTACTTAAAGCATTAGGAACATCACCAGATGGTGTTTCATCCAGATTTCAGGAATTAGCTAAAGCAGTGTCGAATGAACTTAAAAAAGTTCAGAAAGTATTAAAAGATGTGCAAGATGCGATTGCTGTTTTTAATAATTTTATAAAAAAAGTAAATGATTTGATCAAATATATTTTATCTCTTCCTGCCAAACTTTTAGCTATGCTCCAAGAATGCCTAAGTAACTTATACTCTTCCCTATCTAAAGGATTTACAGAATTATTTAAAGATGTTGGTGGTAGTTCTGATTTCTCTTCGATAGCGGAAGTTGCAAAAGAAGTACAGAAAACTGTAGGAGTTGCTGTAGAAACCGCAGGAAAAGCAGCAGAGTCGGCTGCATTAACTGCATCAACTATCGCAACCGTTGGTGCCGCAACACAAACTGCGAAAGCATTCAAAATATGAGCGAACTAGAAAAACCATCATGGGACTATGGTTGGACAGAACCCGAATCTGAAGCCTCAATAGAAAACCCACCGACTTATCCTTATAATAAGGCCACTGTTACTGATTCTGGTCATTCATTTGAAATGGATGATACGAAAGGTAGAGAGAGAGTTCGCCTTCAACACGGTGGTGCAAAAACTAACGGTGAGGGTACATTTTTCGAAATGCAATCGAATGGTGATATGGTCACTAAAGTAATTAAAGACAATTATGAAATTATTGCGGGAAGAAATAATGTCTTAATAAAAGGTGTCTGTAATATAACAATAGAAGGCGATTCTGTCCTTCATGTTAAAGGTAATAAGTATGAAAGAATCGATGGAGATTATATACAGGAAGTAAGAGGTAGATTTACACAAACAGTTGTGGGTGACAGTACAACAAGTAGTTTAGGAACTTTATCATTAAATGCCGGCAACCCAGAATCTTTAATACCTGATGGTATTATGATTTTTAGAGCAGGCGATTTCGTTTCTGTTGATAGTGACTTGAATGTTGAAGGTTCTGTCGCTGCCGATATGATAACATCTGTAACTAAAGTAAATGCTGGAACACAAGTTAATGCGGGACCTTTGGGATTTGTAACTGAAAGTGGTGGATTGGCTGTTGGAGTACCTGTTGCAACCCCGCTTCAGGTAAATGCGGCTCTTTCAGTTAACTCACCATTAATTAATGGTACTGTTGTCCGAGATTCTATGGGAACAATGATGACCATGAGATTTCAGCACAATATACACAATCATATGGCCTTTAAAGGTCCAACTTCTACTCCATTAAAGAAAATGATTTGAGGTGATGAATGTCTGGAGCGAATGTTTTTAATCGTTTAAGTTTTAGTTTCGATACGAGTAAATTTGGTGAGGCGGCCAATTTAAGTCAAGGAACAAAAGACTTTTTAAATACTAGTCCTGTAGTTTTGACGGATTGGCAAAAATCCGATTTAGCCAATGGCACGATTGTTGTGACGGATTACTACAAAAATCCTTTAGTAAATGTTTTGAGTCAACTGAGATCAAATGTTTATAATTTATACAACACTTTTATTTCTGTAGAATTTTTTGATTTTCCGAATGTACAGACTGCTAATATAGTTTCCGAAACTAGCAATTTGATCGTTCAAATTGATATGATGAAAAAACATTCAGATAATATTTCTGGAGTAACCAGTTCTTTCGGAGATACAATAGAAAATTCTACTGTGGTTATTGAATATCCCGACTATGAAAAAGCAATATCGATAGGAAGAGATTTGGTAATGTTACTTAATTCCACAGACGGAATTCAAAATGCTACTCCAGTTTTGGGAAGTATGACAAGCCTTTTTATAAAAAATGATATTCAAAATAATAACCCTATAATTGTTACTGCAAATACAACAATTAACAATAGTATTAGACTCGTTTCTGTTGGTGGAGGATATAATGTATATTCAAATATATCTGGAACGACATCAAATAGTATACTTTTACAAATTAAAACGGCAAATACTTTAATTGGTGGTAGAAGAGAACACGATTGGAACTATTATCGAGAGGGTTTGAAATTGATGGAAGACTACAATAAGGTTACCAAATTTGAAGATGTAGGACAAACCCAAGAATATCTGGTAAAAAATCTTATTGGAACTGATTCATATATAAACAAGATTTCGGCAAACACATAATAAATAAGAAATGGCAAGCATAGTCGCACAAACCGCAAAAAGATATAAAGACCTGGATTTGTCTTTTACTAGACATCCAGTTAGAAATGATGTCAATAAACATACTGATGAGATGGCTGTTATAAATGCTCTCAAAAATTTGTTATCTTTGAGCTATTATGAAAAGCCCTTTCATCCAGAAATAGGTTCTGGAGTTAGAGGTTTATTATTTGAAAATATGGATATCGTTACGGCCAGAGTTTTGGAAAGAGAAATAAAACAAACAATACAGAATTTTGAACCTAGAGTAAATGTTCAAAAAGTAGAAGTTTCTCCAGATTTTGATAATAATGGATATTCTATAGGTATGACTTTTTATATTATAAACAGAACAGAACCAATAACAATAGATTTTTTCTTGCAAAGAGATAGATAAAAATGGCAGATCGTCTAAATGTCACGGAATTGGATTTCGATTCAATTAAAACTAATCTCAAAAACTTTTTGAAACAACAATCAGAATTTGAAGATTATGATTTTGAAGGTTCTGGTTTAAACATACTGTTGGATGTGTTGGCATACAATACACACTATAATGCTTTTTATTTGAATGCGATAGCAAATGAATCATTCCTAGATACCGCAGTTTTAAGAAACTCTGTAGTATCACATGCTAAAAAATTAGGTTATACACCTAGATCAAAATCTGCTGCAAAAGCAATTGTAAATATTACCGTACAAACAGACAATTCTAATCCAGGTACTTTGACTTTACCTAAAGGTTATGTTTTTCTTTCTTCTAAAATCGACGGCGCATCATATAAGTTTGTAACATTAGAAACTTATACCGTATCTAAAACTGGCAACAATTTTGTGTTTACTTCAATACCAATTTATGAAGGTCAGTTAGTATCATATAGTTACATAAACAGTTATGCTGAAAATCCTCGACAACTTTTTACTATACAAGATTCTGAAGTTGATACAAAAACCTTAAAGATTAGTGTTAGACAATCAACTTCTAATTCTCAAGTTACTGTATTTACTAAAGCAGAAAACATTTTAGAATTGACTGCGAATTCTGAAGTTTATTATTTACAAGAAGGTAGAAACAGTCAGTATGATGTTTATTTTGGAGATAATGTTCTGAGTAAAAGGATTCCTGATGGCGGAGTTGTTACATTAGAATACTTGATTACAAATGCTGATTTGGCAAATAAAGCAAATACATTTACTACTTCGGCACCTATAGGTGGTTTTTCCACAATAGTTGTCAATCCTTTATCTGCTGCTTCAGGTGGTTCTCCTGCTGAAACAGTTGAACAGATCAAGTTTGCAGCACCATTATCCTTATTATCACAAAATCGTGCAGTCACTAAAAACGATTATATAAGATTGATACAGCAAAAATATCCTGCATTCGAGGCAGTCAATGTGTGGGGTGGAGAGGAAAATGATCCTCCAATTTATGGCAAGGTTTTCATTTCGGCAAAACCAAAATTAGGTTTTGAAATTACACAAACCGAAAAAGAATTTGTTGTTGAGAATGTATTGAAACCCATTAGTATGTTGACCGTAACTCCAGAAATAATTGATGTAGATTATAATTACTTGAAGGTAACAACTACCGTATTTTATGATAGAAATAAAACAACTCAGTCCGATGAGGATTTAAAAAATTCAATAAAGACAGTTATCTCAAATTATTGTAATAATAATTTAAATAAATTTAATTCATATTTTAAATATTCTGGTTTAGAAACCGCAATAGATTCTTATAGTTCATCGATCTTTTCGAATGAGGTCGAATTATTTGTGGCTAAAAAATTTAGACCAGTTTTAGGACAATCAGATAGTTATGTTTTAGATTTTGGTTTCGAATTGTCAAGAGGCACTACTAGCGATAATTTTTATTCATCTCCCGACTTTACGATTGTTGATGAAGAAGGCATCTCTAGACAATGTTTTTTTGAAGAAATACCATCATCATTTACAGGACTAGAATCTGTTACAATTACGAATCCAGGATATGGTTATACTTCCACTCCAACAGTAACAGTTGTTGGAGATGGAGAAGGAGCAGTTGCCGTTGCAACAATAGTTAATGGAAAATTATCAAAGATAGAAGTGACCAATCCAGGCGTCGGCTATACTACTGCCGCAATTCAAATAATTGGTGGTGGAGGTTTTTTAGGTGCCGCTTCTGCGGTTTTAGAAGGTCGATATGGACAAATAAGAATATCTTATTACAAAACAGATGAAATCAGTAGTCAGAGTACGAAAGTTGTTATCAACAGAAATAGAAATAATGGTATTACAGGAACAATTGATTACTTCTTAGGAAAAATATACATAGATAATTTTTATCCTACGGCAGTAAATAATAGCTTTGGTGATATCATGATTCATATAAAGCCAAAAATAAACGTAATTCAATCCAAATTAAATCATATGCTTGTCATCGATACTGACGATTCCTCAAGCATAGTAGTTAAAACAGTTATCGTATAATGCAAAATTTTAAAACATCATCTCTGGTAAAAAGACAATTACCGGATTTTGTAAGAAGTGATCATCCTACATTCGTAACTTTTTTAGAAAAATATTATGAATGGTTAGAACAAACCGATAAAGTATACTATGAGATCGATGCACTAAAAGATTCGCATGATGTCGATACTGCTGATTCTTTCTATATTGAAAAATTAAAACAAGATTTATTACCTTATTTTCCAGCTAATGTAATAGCAGATAAGAGATTATTTTTAAAACTCGTTTCTAATTTTTATAAGTCTAGCGGAACTCAAGAATCTCTTAAATTTTTATTCAAAGCATTATATAATGATGACATAGAAATTTATTATCCTAAAGAAGATATTCTAAAAGCTTCTGATGGTAAATGGGTTTTACCTTTAGCCCTTCGTATTGATACGAATGATAATAATATTTTTAATATTGAAAAATGTATTTTGCAAGGAGTTTCTTCTAAAGCAACGTCTATAGTTGAGAAAGTAATACGATCTGTAGATAGACAGTTAGGTGTCTCTTATATTGAAGTTTACATTTCAAATATTGAAAGACTTTATGAAACGGGTGAGACGGTCACAGCAACTTATAACGATTCAATAACTGAATTACCTGTAACAGTTACAGGACGTTTGATTGGTTCTCTATCAGAAATTAAAATAAATCCCAGCAATAGAGGTCTTCTCTATAGAGGTTATGAACCAGAAAATAATTATGATGGTGATCCTGTTAGTATTGTTGGAGGTTTAAATCCTGAATCTGCTAATCCTATAGGTGCATTAGCTTATGTTGGTGATGTTACTAAAGGCTCAATTACTGATATTGTTGTTGAAAATGGTGGGTTTGGATTTAGAAGTCAGATAGATTTTCCAGGATCTTCTTTAATAGATTTCCAGGGCGGTTTTGAAAATACCGCATTTGGACAAGAAGCCAGAGCAAACATTTCTCTTATTGATGAAGATATAGTTAGAACGATGAATCTCACTAGCACAATCGTTTCTAATATTATCACGGGATCAAATGTAACATTAACTGGTACTGCAAGCATTTCATCGACGGGAAATGTAGTTACAGGATCAGGGACTTCATTTACTACACAATTATCAGTTGGAGATGCGGTATATTTTGGTGGTTTCCTTCAAGAAGTTACACTCATAACAAACAATACAACATTAGAGGTAGCAAATAATTTTCCAACTACAACAAGTGGAGTCTCTCTCATCAAAGCAGGAGGAGTAATTGCTAATATTAGATCACAATTAATTAGTAATTTATCTTCTTTTAATAGTATAAATGTTTATCCAATATCATTTGTAACGATTGATGGATCTGGTGGTGGTTATAGAAGTAAGCCACAAGTTGAGACTTATAGTTTTTATTTGGAAGAGTATACAGATGATTTAATATTAGGTAGTGTATCTATTGTAAAAGGCACTTCGCTAGTATCGAATAATGCAACATCAACAGGAAATTTACCTTCTCTTATCGAAACTGGAGACTATGTAAGAATAAGTTATATTTCTCAGGCAGGAACTCAAATCGGTGAAGAGATTCGAGAAGTTGAATATGTCGATAGTAATACTTTATATTTTTCTGAGCCATTCGCTAATGATGTTTTGGCTAGAGTGTATAAAGTTAATAGAAGAGATTTATATAAACTTGGATCTCTAGGTAGAATTTCTATAAATTCTCCTGGTTTAAATTATGCCAACGGAGAAGTTTTAATTTTTACTGGAGGTAGTGGCTATGGTGCGAATGGATATGTAACAGTAAATGCTCTAGGATCAATAGTAGGAGTAACTTTAAATAATCATTCTTCAAACGCATATGTAATTGGAGGTGAGGGTTATAGTAGAACATCTTTACCTACTCTAACCATACAGACATCTGGTGGTACAGGTGCCAATCTTACCGTTTCGGAAATAACTGGTGATGGTGAATCCTATTCATTAACGACATCTAGAGTTGGAGCAATTTCCAGCATTAGAGTTATAAGTTACGGTTATGATTATATTTCTTCACCTAAAGTTTCATTGAGAAATGCAGACATTCAAACAACTGGTATAACACCAGGAACTCTTTTTGTTGCAAATACCACAGTTTATCAAGGTACATCAAATTCAAACTTTTCATTTAAAGCCACAGTAGATTCATTTAATCAGTCTAGCGGTTTGCTCAGAGTTTTTGATTATATCGGTACTATCAACACAGCAAGAAGATTGATATACGATAGCTCAATTTCTTTAAATGCAGTAAGTTCGAATGTAACGTCTTTTGTTGCTTATGGAGATGGAACTGCGAAAGCCACTGCTAAATTTGAAAATGGCTTGATAAGATATCCAGGTATTTACCTCAACACTGATGGTCAAGTTAGTGCTGATAAGAAATTGCAAGATTCGGAAAAATATCACAACTTCTCTTATGTAATAAAATCCGAAACCGATTATGCAGATTTTAAGAAGCCTTTGAATGATCTTGTTCATCCTATCGGTACAAAAACTCTTGTCGTTCGAAATATTGATAATTTCGAAATTATTCCGACATCCAATTCTTCAGATTTTATTACAGTAACTTCTTTAGCAGATAGTTATAATATAGGAATAAATTCGAACACAATAACGACAACAAATGTTTCAGCAAATCTACAGCAATTAGTAAATGTTGGTGATATAATTATACTTTCAAATGTTCACAAAACCCTGCAAAATACAGTAAATGTAACTAGTGGATCCAATGTACTAACTGGTATCGCAAACGATGTCAATTTTATTAATGACTTACAAGAAGGTGATACAATCTACCTATCAACAGGAAATACCGTTACGATACAGTCCATAACCAATTCTAATTTTGCATTACTAAGTACAACAATTAATGTCACTTCAACCTCAGCAACTATGAATTTAGTCTATTCTGAAGTAGCTAAAGCAAATTCAGTAAATGCAAATACTATTATAACTACGACTAAATTTAAAGCAAGTGGAAGCAATCTTTCAGCAACCATTCAAAAAGTTAGATAAATAAAAACATGCCATCTATTATTACTAATAATTTCAAAATAACATTAGCCAAACAAGTATATAATTTACTTGAAATTGGTGCTAATTCCTATTTGCCGGCAGAAAAAAAATCTTATGTCTATGCTTTTATAGGTAAACAATTACCTTGGAACACTGGCACCGAAGTTGCTCCAACTCCACAACAATCTATAGTAGCACAAAACGACTACTATAAAAGAGGAATTTACGCTAAACAATTGTCTATTGAGAATTCTTCTCTAGTTGTTCCTAGAATAAATTGGACATCGAATACTGTTTATAATACATACGAATCAAGTTCAAATTTTTATGTTTTAAATTCCAAAGATCAAGTATTTAAATGTTTATCAAATAATAGTTCTGTTGCTTCCACAGATGAGCCTCAACTAACTTTATCGACAACTTCTCTAGAAGAACCTTACGTTCAAACTTCCGATGGTTATAAGTGGAAGTATATGTTGACATTAACGTCTTTACAAAAACAGAAATTCTTAACGCAAGAATGGATGCCGGTTGTATATAATAAATTCGTTCGTGCCGCAGCCGAACCAGGATCAATAGATGTCGTTACAATAACAAATTCAGGTAACAATTATACTAACGGTGGAACACAAGGCATAATAAGTATAGAAGGTGATGGTACTGGCGCTATACTTAAAGCTAATGTGGCTAACGGACAAGTTCAAAATATTATTATTCAGAATAGAGGAACAAATTATACTTTCGCCAATTTAACTTTTCAAGATGTAACAGGCGGAGTAGGTTCAGATGCAAGTGCTGTCGTTTCTATTGCTCCAGTTGATGGTCACGGATATGATCCAGTTTATGAATTAGGTGCTTCTTCGGTAATGTTCACGGTAGATTTTGATCAGAGTGAAACTTCTACTTTACCTGTCGATAATGATTTTCGAGAAGTAGTTTTAGTTCAAAATCCTCTGTTGTACGGATCAACAACTTTAGCATCTGCTTCTAAATATACACTATACACGAAAGTCAAAGTTTCTCCTGGTGTTGGAGATTTCAGTACCGATGAAATCGTTTATCAGGGTGACTCTTATGCAACATCTACCTTTAGTGCCGATGTAATTTCTTTTGATCCTGTTGAAAATTTCATTTTTTTGAATAATATAAAAGGCACTTTAGAAACCAATAAAACAATTTGGGGATTAACTTCAGGTTCGATTAGGGTTGTAAATTCATTTTTAAATCCAAATCTCAAACCTTATTCAGGAAAAATATTATACATATCTGATAAATTGCCCATAAGTAGGGATGCATCTCAAACAGAAAGAATTCGTTTCGTATTGAGCTTTTAAACGAGGAATAAATGACAACTCTTTTCAATTACGACCCATACTATGATGACTTTGATGAAAATAAAAACTTTTTGAGAGTTTTATTTCGACCAGGTTATTCTGTTCAGGCCAGAGAATTAACGCAGCTTCAATCAATTCTAGCTAATCAAATTGAAAAGTTTGGCAATCATATTTTCAAAAACGGAAGCCCGATTATTGGTGGAAAAATTTCTTTAGATAGAAAAGCTAATTATATTGTTTTAGAAACTCAATACAACGGTGTTGATATAACACCAACCCAATTTTTGGATAAAACAATTGTTTCTTTTGGTGGATCAAAATCTGTTGTTGCCAAAGTTATTGATATAGACACTTCAGGGGCAAATCCTGTTCTAATTTTAAAATATTTGAGTGGAGATCGTTTTGCTGAAAGCGAATCTCTTCGCATTCGTGGTCAAGACATTTTTGCTACTTTAAAAAGCACCTCTGCTACTGGTGGATCCTTCGTTGCAAGTATCCAAGAGGGAGTTTATTATTTTAAAGGGCAATTTGTAAAAGTTACTCCTCAATTTTTAGTTGTTGAAACTTATTATCGATTAGGTAATAGTTCTACGATTAATGCTAAACCGTCTTATAAAATTGGTGTTGAGTTTGAAGAAAATGTTGTTGATGAAATTGATGATGTTTCTCTTTTAGACCCAGCTCAAGGAGCATTTAATTATCAGGCTCCAGGAGCCAATAGATTTCAGATCGTTACAAGACTTTCAAAAAGAACTATTGATTCTTCCGATATATCAACCTTTTTTGAGGTTATTCGTCTAGTTGATGATGTTAAAACGAAAGAAATAGAATACCCAGTTTATAGTGAAATAGAAAAAACATTGGCGAGAAGAACTTATGATGAATCAGGAAATTATACTGTTGATCCTTTTGTGATTTCTATTGAAGAAGGTGATGAAGCTAATGGAAAATTTAGTGTTGTTCTGGATCCAGGAAAAGCATATGTATCGGGGTATGAATTTCAGACAATAGCTCCAACAACATTAACGATGGACAGAGGTAGATCAGTAGCAAATGCTGCCAATTATGATCTACCTACCAACTATGAAAGTTCAGTCGTTTTAGATACTGTATTCGGTACTTTAGATATTACAACATACCCCTCTTTAGATATTCATTGTGTAACGCAAGACAAAATTAATAATACATCTCAAAATGATTATAATGAAACTAAAATAGGAACTTTAAATGTATCAATGTTGCGTTATAATGATTCAACAGATAGAACATTAGGAAATACACACTCATTAACGGTAAATGTTTTTAATGCAAATACTATTCCATTAATAGGCACACTACCTGCTTCAGGCTCTTCCGCAACTACTATAGCTTTACCAATAACGTTAACGCCAAATGTAGTTAATGCGTATGCTAACATGTATTTTCAAATTTCCGATGGTTTAGGAACAGTTGTATCGCCGATATTAATTACGAGTTCTAATGCATCAACAATTAATCTTTCATCTGCATTACCTTTTATTCCTGCATCGAATACGGTTCAAATTAAAACTGACTTTAAATCTGCAAGATCGCTTGTAGCGAATAGCGGATCTGGTGTAACCTTTGCAGGCAATATAAACTCAGATTCTATAGTTCCGAGTACAGGATTTGCCTTCATTTCTGAGCCTCAAAGAACTAGCAGAATATTTGAAGTACCTTTTGCGGCAATCAAAGCAGGATCAATTTCTGATATGAGTTTTTTTGCGAGAAAGTCTTATTTGAATAAAACATCGGATGCTGGTGGAAAAATTGGTATTACCGCCGAAGGAACAGATACCTTCACATTTTCTCCAGGAAGCGGAACAATTTCTGATAGTTTGATTACGGAAAACATTTTGTGTTTTATTAGAACTGATTCTGTTGCAAATACACAATATGGAATATACCCAGGAAAAATATTAGGTCTCGCAAACAATCTCTTCACTGTTACATCTGTTTCAACTACCAGTTTCGATATTAATGTTGTTGTGCCTGGCGTTAAAGTGGACCTGTTTATTACCTCTAAAGTAAACAACGCTAATAATTCTACAACAGGTGCAATTAGAGGAAAACAATTAATACCTCTTACGAGTGGCGCTAATCTTCATGCGAAAGTTCCTTTCGAAATGGGAGGGGCTAATACACTTGATGATGCAAATACAGTAACTAATACATCATTTACTGGCGGTATAGTTTTCCAAGACATTGGAGCAACAAACTTTACCGATACTTCTATTCTTACGGATTTAAGAACACCAGGAAAAGTTGTAAGTTTGCAGGTTCCCGATATTATTGAAATTGTTAGAATTACTGATTCACAAAATGTCCAGGCCAATGTTACTACTTCGATGTTAACGAATGATTCTTATAATATAACAAATAATTATGAATTTGATACAGGGCAAAAAAAGACACATTATGACCATGCTACTATTAAATTAAAAAGAGGCGTATCTCCTCCAAGAGGTAGAGTTTTTGTTCAATACAAATATTTAAAACATCAGTCCGCACCAAGCCCCCAAAATGATGGTTTGTTTACTGTCGATTCTTATTTGAAAACAGGTTCAAATTTCACTTATGATCAGATATTTTATTTTAATAATACTGAAGATGCGAAGATTGTTCCTTTAAGATCAGCCTTTGATTTCAGACCTACGAGAGCAATTGGTGGAACATCTTTGTCTGGTGCGGTAAATCCCGAGCCATTAGAAAATATTTCAATGGATTTTGATTATTTCCTTGGAAGAATCGATCAGATCGTAATTAAGCCATCTAGAGAATTTGCGGTTGCTCAAGGGAAGTCTGCCGTAAATCCAATACCTGCAACGGTCGGTATTGATGACATGATTCTTTATACTGTTTATATTCCTCCATATACGGATACTGTGGAGTTAATTCGCGCAGACTTTAAGAATCATCGTAGATATACGATGAGAGATATCGACAGAATTGAAAACAGACTGAGACAACTGGAATATTATGTTTCATTGAATGCTTTAGAAAAAGACACACTATCACTAAAAGTTTTGGATGCAAATGGTCTTGAGCGTTCAAAGTATGGTATTTTTGTCGATAATTTTACAACAAAAGATTTACAAGCAACGAGAGAAGAAGTTGGTTTTGATAATCGCAATTTAGTTGAAAACGGCGAATTAAAACCTGCCTCTTTAATGAGAACAGTTAAACTTTTATCGAATACTTCTCTTACAACTGGATCAACAAAGTTTAATGGAGTTGGTGATAAGAAAGTTTTAACTTTAAATTATACTACAGCGGAATTGGCAAGACAACAATTTGCAACTAAATCTGTTGTTGTTGCGAATGCCCTTTTTGCTAACTTTAAAGGAAAAGTTTCTTTATTTCCTGAGTTTGAAGGAAATGTCGATACAAGTACAACTGCTAGAGTTACACTAAATTCAACACAGGGTATAAACCAAGCATTCAATGCAATTAATAGTTTGATTCAATATCAAGCATTAAATGATACTGACTGGCTAACAGATAGAAATAATCCTTTTGCTCAAATATCAAGTCAAGATTGGTTTCAGCAAAGAGTCGCAGTTTCGACAACAGAAACGCAAATAACTGATTTTAATAATGGTGTTGTGATTAATGGAAGAAGATCGGGTATATGGGAAAGTGCCACTACAACTTCAATTAATAATGTTATTGCTGCTGGAACACAAATATCTGGACAACAATTTTCAACATCAGCATCACAAGTAGATGTTGGATCGTTTGTTAGCGATTTGGCTATTCAGCCTTATATGAAGCAAACTGGCATATTTTTCTCAGCACAACAGTTAAGACCAAATACGACATTTTATCATTTCTTTGATGATAAAAATGTCGAGGATAGCATTTATTTAGGTAATGAAGTTTTATTGACTACAACTACCGGTGGTCCAGCTTTCAATTTACCTAAATTTATACCTGGCGAAAAAATAATCATTTATGACAACGCCGGAACATTAAACCATAAACTCGCTTCATATAGAGCTAATCCAGGAAATACAGGAATCGGCTGGGCAGCGGCTGGTTTTAGTGATTCTTCATCGAATACTGCAACAATATTTACTCAGTATGATATGAATGGTCTTAGTTTATATGGCGTCGAATCTGGTCGCGCTTTCACAGTAACATCAGTTAATCACCGAGCTGGTTATGGTCTTGTAGTAGGAAATACAATTGTTCTTGGAGACTCCACTTCTGGAATATATGGAGGAACAACAAGAGATTCATCGAGTGTGAATAACTATTATAATGCAAATACAATTAATATTTTGATGAGAGAGACTTCAGATCCGAATACTTGGGTCAATGAACAGTTTACTATTACTGCTTATAATGGATCCACTAGAACTGCAACTTTAAGTGGTACACCAAATAAAACAGGTAAGTTTCTGTATAGCATTGGAAAAAATAAAACGGATCGTTTCGGTCGTTTAAATGGTTATTTCTTTATGAGACCGGGAACATTCCGTTCTGGACAGAGAAATTTTAGGGTTACAGAATCTTTCAACAATACTTATGATGCAGATTCGATATCATTTGCAGATACCATATATACATCTACAGGATTAACTGTAAGAAAAACTACTTTAGTTGATACTGTATTAAATGTCGGTATTGAAAATAGAATTCTTGGACAGTTAACGAGTGATAGAGTTCTTTCTACAACGTCGAGAACAGAAGTCGGTGAATTTGCAGTAGATCCTTTAGCACAAACTTTCTTTGTTGATGAAGCCGTTTATCCTAATGGGTTATTTTTAGATAGCGTTGACCTCTTCTTCAGAGCCAAAGATGATGAAAATCTTCCTGTATCTGTTCAAATAAGGCCTACCGTAAACGGATCACCAAGTTCAGACTTTTGGTATCCCGAATCGGTATCTGTTTTATACCCATCAGACGTTAAAACTTCAGAGACACCTTCTCTAGGCGTTTCTTCGACTGCAACAAACTTTAAATTTTATTCGCCAGTTTATCTAAAACCTGGATTATATGCTCTAGTTATAATTACAGATTCTCCAGATTACTCTGTTTGGGTCGCTGAAAAAGGATCAACAACTAGAAATAATGAATATGTTGCATCTCAGCCATATATGGGAACTCTGTATAAATCTCAAAATACAATGGAATACGTTCCATTTATTAATGAAGATTTGATGTTTAGAATTAATAGATGTTCATTCTCAACATCATCTACAGCAACTTATGTTTTTGATACAGAAAAGCCAGGAACAAATATACCAAATCTTCTAACGGATCCTGGACTTTCATTCAATGTTGATAGATTGCGTTTGTTGACCAATGAAATAACTAATTTTACCAATGATGTCGCACTTACAAACTATTCGATAATTACAACATTAGCCAATGGATTAAAAGAAACCGAATATGAAGAAATTTCTCCGCATGAAGTTTATGAATACGGACAATCTCAAAAGTATTCTGTGGGTAATAGAAGAAGAAAACTTACAAGTCATGGCGATTTCAAGGTAAAATTAATATTATCTACAACGACGGATCATGTTTCTCCTGTCGTTTCTTTACAACATTTATATTTGAATGTTTGGGAAAATTTTATTGACAATGCAAAAATAAGTTCTGAAGATTTTACCATAATTGATCAGGGTCGGGGATATACTAATGCTAATAGTGTAATTGTCGTTAGCTCAAGTGGAACCTCTGCTAATGTAGAGACCAAAGTTGATGTAAATGGAAATGTTCTTTCTATATACGTTGATTCTGGTGGTTCTGGTTATACAGATGATTTTACAATATTATACCCAGTTGTCGGAAATTCAGACACAGTTTCATCAAATGCAAGTATTGTCATTAACAGCGAATTTGATGAATCTGGTGGACCTTGCGATGCTAGGTACATAACAAAACCAATTGTTTTAGCTGATGGTTTTGATGCTGGCGATCTGCGTGTTTATCTTTCTGCAAACAAACCACAAGGAACAGAAGTTCACATATATTATAAATTATTAAGTCAATTTGATTCTACAACATTTAAAGATAGACCATATCAAAAAATGACTTTAATTAATCCAAGTCCAGTTCCTTCAAAATCGCCAACTGAGTTTACTGAATTTGAATATAGACCATCGATCACAGACAATTATGTGACTTACACATCCATTTCGGGTGTTACATATGATACGTTTAAGACATTTTCAATTAAAATTGTATTGACCTCTTCTGATCCTGCGGTAATACCTAGAGTGAAAGATTTGAGGGTGATTGCTCTTCCTGCGGATTAATTTATGAAAGTAAAAGTTGAAGGTACAAATTTCGTAAAAGACATGAATACCGGCGCCCTTTTGATGACATCTAAGAGTGCTATTTTAGAAAATGAGGCTAGAAAAAAGATGGCGGAAAAACTTAAGGGTAAGGATCAAGAGATAAATAACCTTAAAATGAAGGTTGACGATCTTTCTTCCGATATGAAAGAGATAAAAGACTTACTAAACTCATTGCTGAAACAGAGTAAAGAATAATGCCTATACAAAATATTACTAGAGTAAACACAGTTGATGAATGGAGAATTCAGACCAATCAATCAGCTAATGCTGTTAATCAATTAGAAACCGGCAATTTTAATAAAATTTCTGGTACTTTAATAGTATCGAATACCGCCACCTTAGCGATAACCGCAGAAGGTACTCCATTAACGGTATCAAATACTGCTCTTTTCTCTTCTAATATCACAGTAGGTAGAAATATATCGCTAGGCTCGGAAGGATCGGCAACAGGTAACTTGACTGTTGGTGCTAATGTTTTCATTTATGGTCGTGGAACAGCACTATATGTTGCAAACAATGTGACCGTAAATAATGATTTACAAGTTACTCAAACGTTAACAACCAATAATATTACAACAAATACAAATGTAACTGTTTCTGGCACTACACAATCAGGCAACTTAATTGTTGATAGTATCGCCGTCATAACAGGTAATACTACAGCAGGAAATTTAACTACAGCAAATGCAACTTCAACAGGTTCTTTAAGAGTTAATGACACGACAGAAACGACATCAAATATTTCTGGAGCCGCTTTTGTTGCTGGCGGTGTAGGTGTTTCTAAATCTGCATTCATTTCCGGTAATGTCACAGTAAAAGGTGATGCTCAAAGTACCGTAAATAGTAAAGTTTCTTTATTGCTTGGTGATTTAGTTGCGAATTCCGCAGGTAACCTTTACATCTATGCCGCAAACACCGCAAACGGTGGTGCAAATGGTTCCTTGACTTTACAGGGTAATGGAACAATAACTGGAAATCTAGCAGTAGGAAGTGGACTAGTTTCTACGAGTAAGACCACAGGTGCAATTGTTGTTACTGGCGGTCTTGGAGTTTCTGCCAATATTCATGTCACAGACTTAAATGCTACAAATTCAGTTGTAGCCGATAATGCTAGAATCACTGCTAACACAACTGGTGCTCATTTTGTTGCATCTGGTTCTGTTGTAGCCGATAATGCTAGAATCACTGCTAACACAACCGGTGCTCATTTTGTTGCTTCAGAATCTATCGTATCGAATAGTTCCAGAGTTACAGCAAATTCTACAGCAGCACATTTTGTTGCTTCAACATCAGCGGTTGCTCCAAGTGGTAGATTTACATCAACAACAGAAACGACATCCAATACTGTCGGAGCAATCATAACTTCTGGCGGTTTGGGTGTTTCCAAGTCTGCTTTTATTTCTGGTAATGTCACAGTAAAAGGTGATGCTTCTGGTGCTGTAAACAATACAGTTTCTATTGTACTTGGAGATTCTTCTTTAACTACCAATAGCGCAGGCAATTTAGTTATTAATGCCGCAAATACTGCGAATGGTGGAGCCAATGGTTCATTGTCATTATATGGAAATGGTACAATCACTGGAAATTTAACTGTCGGAAGTGGACTAGAATCCACTAGCAAAACATCTGTAGGCGCATTAAAAATTAATGGTGGTTTAGCCGTCAGTTCGAACATTCATGGTAATGCTTTATATGATAATGGAAATAGAGTTGCAAGAACCGCATCCGCAACTGCTCCGATTTCCACAACACTGAATGCTGCTACTGGTGCTTTGGCAATTTCTCACGATTCCTCTGGAGTCACCGCAGCCACACACGGAACTTCAATACAAATACCAGTAATTATAATAAATTCTACGGGACATATTACAAGTGTTACGAATACAACAATACGTTCAGCATCAACTACTCAAACAGGCGTTACGCAATTAGAAGACACATTGGGAGGAACAAGTACAACTTTAGCTCCTACGGTTAATCATGTAACTACCGCAAACACTAACCTTAAAAACTACGTTGATACGGCCAATACCAATCTCAAGAATTACGTTGATACGGCCAACACAAATCTTAAAAACTACGTTGATACGGCCAATACCAATCTCAAGAATTACGTTGATACGGCCAACACAAATCTTAAACTTTATACCGACAATCTAGTAACTACGGCCAACACTAACCTTAAAAACTACGTTGATACGGCTAATACGAATCTTAAAAACTACGTTGATACGGCTAATACGGATCTTAAAAACTACGTTGATACGGCTAATACGAATCTTAAACTTTATACCGACAATCTAGTAACTACAGCCAATACTAATCTCAAGAATTATGTTGATACGGCCAATACGAATCTTAAGAATTATACCGACAATCTAGTAACTACTGCCAATACCAATCTCAAGAATTATGTTGATACGGCTAACACAAATCTTAAGAATTATGTTGATACAGCAAATACCAATCTTAAAAATTATGCCGATAATCTAGTAACTACCGCTAATACTAACCTTAAGAATTATACTGATACTCTAGTAACTACTGCTAATACTAACTTAAAAAATTACTCAGATTCGACATTTGTAAAACTTAGCTCCGCTTCTTCTCAAACCATCGCAAGTCCAATTAGTATAACCGGCGCAACTACAATAGCTTCTGCCTCTATCACTGGTGGTTTAACTGTTGGTGGAGATTTTACTGTTACTGGAGCATCACTGATCGATACAAATCGAATCAAATTGATGGCCGTAACTAAACAGGCAATAGGCTCAGGTTATGATTACATAACAGTTAATAGAGCAAATACACCTGTTTCACTAGTAGCCTTGAATGGCACTACTGATATCATCACAATGAACGGGCACGGTTTTACTAATGGTCAAAATGTTAGAATTACATCACTTAGCACTGGCATAACTGGTTTAGCGAATGGTACAACATATAGAATTACTACAGTTGATACTAATTCATTTAAAGTTTCTACTGTTGCTGGTTATCCTACTCTAGTTAATTTCAGCGGAACAGGTAATGCCGCAGTTCAAGATTTAGATAATGTTGATGCAGATATTCGTTGGGATGAAATCAATAAAAAATGGCAACTAAGAGATACTAATAACTTAAATGATACAACGGCTTATAGTAATATTTTAACAGCAAACTTAATAAGTGATAGTGTATCTCTTGACAGTTCTAATAATTTAGCTTCTTCTAAAGCAGTTAAAACGGCTCAAGATAATCTCACTACAGCCAACACTAACCTTAAGAACTATGTAGATACCGCTAATACCAACCTTAAACTTTATACTGATAATCTAGTAACTACGGCCAATACCAATCTTAAGAATTATACGGATACCTTAGTAAGTACGGCCAATACCAACATGAAGAATTATGTTGATACGGCCAATACCAACCTTAAGAATTATACAGATAATACTTTCCTAAAACTTACGGCAGCATCACAAACTATAACGGGAAGTTTAATAATTTCTCAAGATTTAACAGTATCGGGAACAACGACACTTATAAATTCAAATGAAGTTAATATTGCAGATAATGAAATTGTATTGAATAGTGATTGGCCGGTAAATTCTCTACCTACTCAAAACGCAGGTATTACGATTCATAGAGGTCAATTAGCGAATTCTCCAAATGTATTCATTCGTTATGATAATCAAAATAATTACTGGGTTGTTGCTGAAAATGCTACGCAGGGAATAATTTCTACGAGAAATTATGTTGATACGGCCAATACCAATCTTAAGAACTATACGGATACCCTAGTAAGTACGGCCAATACCAATCTTAAGAACTATACGGATACCCTAGTAAGTACGGCCAATACCAATCTTAAACTTTATACTGATAATCTAGTAACTACGGCCAATACCAACATGAAGAATTATGTTGATACGGCCAATACCAACGTAACTAACTCGATAAGCACTAAAGTATCCAAAGCCGGCGATACAATGTCCGGTGTATTAGCAATAACAGATTCTACTGCTGCAACATCAACAACTACCGGTGCTCTAAAAGTTACAGGTGGTATAAGCACACAAGTAAGTCTTTGGTCTGCTAATGTAGTCTCTACAGGTCCAGTTTATGGTACAACTGGAGTTTTCGATACTGGCGTTAGAGTCGCAAGTAGCACACTAGGAAATGCACCAATATCAACTAATTTAGCAGCTAATGGTAGAGTAACAGTTTCACATGACACTTCCGGCGTTACTGCTACTACTTATGGATCGAATATTGCTGTTCCAGTTTTTGTAGTAAATGCAACAGGTCATGTTACAGCTGTTACAAATACAACAATTCGTCCAGCATCAACTACACAAACAGGTGTTACACAATTAGAGGATGCTGTCAATAGCACGAGTACAACAACTGCTGCTGTACCAAACTCCGTTAAAAGTGCAAATGATAATGCCAATGGGAGAGTATCCAAAGCCGGCGATACAATGTCCGGTGCATTGGCAATATCAGATTCTACTAATGCAACATCAACAACAACTGGTGCATTAAAGGTTACTGGCGGCATTAGCACCCAAGTAAGTCTTTGGTCTGCTAATGTAGTCTCTACAGGTCCAGTTTATGGTGCCACTGGTGTCTTTGATACTGGTGTAAGAGTTGCAAGTAGCACACTAGGAAATGCACCAATATCAACTAATTTAGCGGCTAATGGTAGAGTAACAGTTTCTCATGATAATTCTGGTGTTACTGCAACTACTTATGGATCAAGTATCAATGTTCCTGTTTTTGTAGTAAATGCAACAGGTCACGTTACTGCTGTTACTAATACCGCAATACGTTCTGGAACAACATCTGCAACAGGTATAGTACAACTTGAGGATTCTGTAACAAGTACAAGCACAACAACTGCTGCTACACCAAACTCGGTTAAGAGTGTTAAAGATTCTATATCTAACAATGTCATAAAAGTTATTGCTGGCACCGGTCTAAGCAACACTGATGGTACTTTTGGCTTAAATCAGGGTTCCGATAAAACAATAACCATTTCTCACTCGGATACTTCGGCATTAAGTGCGGGATTTTTAGGATTAACAGGACCTTTTCCATCAGGGGTAACGAGTGCAATAACTGATATAGAAATCGATAATTTTGGTCATATTAATGCTGCATCAGCGTCTTATGTTTCTCTATCGAACCATAATCACGATTCGACTTATGTAAACGTGACAGGTGATGAAAGTATGTCTGGTGCTTTATCGATAACAAATAGCACCGCCGCAACATCAACAACAACTGGGGCATTGAAGGTTACCGGTGGTATAAGCACCCAGGCCAGTTTGTGGTCGGCTAATGTTGTTTCAACTGGACCAGTTTATGGTACAACTGGAGTTTTCGATACTGGCGTTAGAGTCGCAAGAAGTGCAAGCGGAACAGCACCAATAACCGCCACACTTACATCAGGTGCAATAGCAGTTTCACATGATAATTCCGGTGTATCGGCAGCAAATTATGGTGGTGCTGCCACAGTTCCTGTGTTTACCGTTAATGCAACTGGACACGTTTCATATGCAGGCAATGTAGCAATATCGATTGCTTCGGGAGCAGTAAGCGGATTAGCCACATCCGCGACAACAGATACATCAAATGCAACAAATATTACAACGGGAACACTCGCTGCGGCTAGATTGGGTACAACTGGACAACCCCAATTTGATTCTCTTGGTGTTGGTACAGCAGCATCAGGAATAAGTGGAGAAATTAGAGCAACAGGCGATATCTCAGCCGGTTATTCAGATGATAAGTTAAAAATTAAACTTTCGAATATATCAAATGCTCTCGATAAAGTTTCCGAACTAACAGGTTTCTACTATAGACCAAATGATCTTGCTCAGTCATTAGGTTACAATGATAAAGTTCAGGTTGGTTTATCGGCACAAGAAGTTCAGAAAGTATTACCAGAAGTTGTTGTTCCTGCTCCTGTCGATAGCACATTCTTAACCGTTCAATATGAAAAAATTGTTCCTCTTTTAGTTGAAGCAATTAAAGAATTGAAGACTGAATTAGATGAAATTAAATCTAGATTAAAGGATTAATTTTGGCAGCCTTTTCAGAAATAGTAATCGAACAAGGTGCTACCTTTGGTAGCACTTTAAATGTTGAAGATACTTATGGTAATGCAATAAATTTATATGCATATACCGCAAATTCTCAAATGAGAAAATCTTATTACTCTTCTTCAGCGACAACAATTACTGCATCCGTAACGGGAACAGCAAATGGTGAAGTGACCTTATCAATGACATCATCGAATACAGCAAACTTGACACCAGGAAGATATGTTTATGATGTAATCATAACTTCTCCAACATCGGTGGTTACAAGAGTTGTGGAAGGAATAGTAACAGTTTTACCATCAGTAACGAGGTAATATGGTTAAAGTTGCCATAAGAAATCAGGGAACTATAGGCAAGGTAAGTGTTTCTGCCAATCCTAGAACCACTATTGCAGATCCTAAATTTAAGCCAAAACCTAATGTTGCTTTAGTTGAATTGGCAGATACAACAGTGGCTAATTTGGAAGATGGAGATGTGGTTACATATGATTCAGAACAAGAAAAATTTACGAATAAGAAATTAGGTGATGTAGTAGTTCAAATTTCTAGTATTCAGGGCGGCACTTTTTAAGATATTGGTTATCATAAATATAATATAAACCAAAAAGGAACGAAAATGGGAAGCACAGTAATTCAGCTAAAATATTCTAGTTTAACTTCTCAACCACCTACGCTGAATGTCGCAGAACCAGCATACTCTAATGTATCTGGTGTTCTGTGGATTGATGACGGTACAGGTGTTGTTCCTATAGCTGGTAAATCTTATACGGATAGAGTTGATGCTGCAACATCCGCATTCACCGCAAATACGATAGTTAAGAGAGATACCTCTGGTAATTTCTCGGCAAATGTAATTACTGCTACTCTTTATGGAAATGCTAATAGTGCTACTGTATTAGAAACAGGAAGAAATTTCAGTATAAACGGAGATGATGTCGATTCATCAACTGTTTCTTTCAACGGATCCGCTGATGTAGTTTTACAAGGCAATTTAAAAACTACAGGAGTTTCTGCCGGTACATATGGCGGTTCTTCTAATATTCCAGTTTTTAGTGTTGATTCGAAAGGTCGTTTATCTTATGCAGCGAATGTTAGCATAGCGACATCTTTAAATATATCTGCCGATACTGGCTCTAATACAATTAATTTAGCCACAGAAACTTTAACTGTTTCTGGTGGTGCTGGTATTACCACAGTAATAGATCCAACAGATACTATAAGAATAGATGTTGATGATACTGTTGTCAGAGCAAATACTGCTTCTTTAAATCAAACTATTGATGGCGATATAACAATTACTGGCAACCTTATTGTTACAGGCAACACAACAACTGTTGATGTAAATACTTTAAGTGTTGAAGACTCACTAATTAGTCTTGCAAAAAATAATACTACAGATGCGGTAGATATTGGTTTCTATGGACATTATAATGACGGAACTAGTAGACATGCAGGTGTTTTTAGACATGCCGGCGACGGAGAGTTCTATATTTTCGATAATTATGATCAAGAGCCAACCGCTAATACGATTAATCCTGCACACGCAAGTTTCAGATTAGCAACTTTAAATGCAAACTTAACTTCTATTAGTGCGAATGCAACAGTTGCAACAATCGGAACACTAACATTAACGAATGCTCTAACAGTTCCAAATGGCGGTACAGGAGCAACAAGTTTTACAACTGGAGCAATTTTAGTTGGTAATTCTACTGGTGCTTTACAAACACTGGCAAATACTGGTACAGCCGGAACTTATGGTGAAAATAGTAGAACATTAATTGTTACAACAGATAGCTATGGTCGCGTTAGCAGTATTACAAACAATGCCATAGGAATTGATAGCTCTCAGGTAATTTCTGGGTTGATGGCAATCAATCGTGGTGGTACAAATAATGATACTTACACCACTGGAGCGGCAATATTCTATGATGGCACGAAGATTGCAACATTAGCTAATACTGGTTCTGCTGGAACATATGGCGAAGCGAGCAGAACATTAACTGTGACAACTGATGCATATGGTCGTGTCAGTTCAGTAACAAATAATGCCATTGCCATAGATACTTCACAGATAATTTCAGGTACATTAGGAATTGCTAGAGGCGGCACAGGAAATTCAACCTTTGATATTAAAGGTGTAATTGTTTCTGATACAGCATCAACAACTGGAGCATTAAGAGCATTAACATCATCGACAGCAGGTCATATTCTTCAAATTGATTCTTCGGGTGTTCCTGTTTTTGCTCATCTAAGCGGTGGAACATTTTAAATATTATGAAAGGAATTCATTATGGATGTAAAATTACAAAATGTTTATTCACAAGTTCTTCTTGATAACTTTGTTGCGGTAGTAAAACAAAATATTTTATTTCAAGCACAACTAGAGGTAAACAAAACTGAAGTAGAAGATGTAAATGAATCTAAAAGAAGGGTTCAAGAACTATCTTCGAGAAATGAAGAATTGCAAAAAGCCCTCATTGAAAAAGACAAGGCTATTAATGTTTTAATAACAGAGAGAAATGATTTAAAAAATAGTATTAATAATAAAGATTCTCAAATGAATAATATGAATTCTGTTATGCAGGAGAAAAATAGATTACAAAGTGCTGTGAATGATTACATGAGACAACTAGAAGAAGCAAGAAAAGAAATTCTAAAGACGAAAAGTGAATCACAGGAAGTATTAGTGAGCAATACCAAAACTATTGAAGAATTAAATAAGTATATCGTCAGATTAGAATCGGCGGTTCCGGCTGCGAAACTAAAAAAAGTTAGACTCGGTGAAAATGTTCAACCAGAATCTCCAGAACCTACAAATGAAGAAAATGATTTGGTGAAATCGGGTGGAACATTTTGAATCGGTAAATGGCTAACACAATAATTCAATTAAAAAATTCGGGCGTTCCAGGTAATGTACCTAGTACATTATACCCTGGCGAATTGGCTATTAACTATTATGATGGAAAATTATACTATGGAAATAGTTCCAATTATGCCGTCGTACTTGATGTAATAACAGAACCATCTGGCTTAGATACTGAAATACAATTCAATACATTCGGTTCTTTTGGAGCTTCAGCGAATTTAAAGTTTGATTATACAAATAAGGTTTTATTAACCGATAATGTAACTTCTGAGAGTGTTGCCGTAAGAAATTACATACAATTCGCTGATGGTTCTAAACAATATACTGCAAATGCAGGCAGCGGCGCAGGAGGTGGCTTTCCTTTTATAGATTTGGGATTTATAACTGATGGTGTTCCAGCACCCTCTCTGTTTGACTGCGGAAATCTGTCATAAATAAAAATAAAATTTGGAAATAACTAATGGCAACCCAGTTACAACTAAGAAGAGGTAATACAGCACAGACATCAGTATTTACTGGTGTTATTGCTGAAGTTACTGTAGACACAGATAAGAAAACTATAGTTGTTCATGATGGCGTAACACCTGGAGGTTTCCCTCTAGCACTAGAACAAGGTTCTTCTGCTGGTGCTGCCGCAGCTTTAGGTAAAGCTAATTCTGCCTTCGATCAAGCAAATTTAGCATTCAATAAAGCCAATTCAGCAAATATTTTAGCACAGCAGGCTTTTGATGCTGCCAATTCCGCCGTTACTTCAGGACAAGCTAACGTTGGTGCCGGTCTAATCAGTGTTACGGGTGCATATCAAGCTAACGTTGGTGCTGGTTTAATTTCTGTTAGAAACGATTATGAAGCTAATGTCGGCGATTTAAGAATCGACACTGAAACTGCTAATACTAATCTAAAAAATTACACCGATAATTTAGTAACAACTGCCAACACAAACTTAAAGAACTATGTTGATGTAGCCAATACTAATCTAAAAAATTATACAGATAATACTTTCTTACCTAAAACGGGCGGAACAATTTCTGGTAATCTCGATATTACAGGAAATGTTCTTCCGACTACTGATAACGTTTACTTTCTCGGATCAGAAACAAATCGTTGGCATTCAATTTATGTTGGTCCAGGTTCCATAAATCTTGGTGGTATAGTATTAGGAAATACATCAGGTACTATTTCTATTGCTGGAGCGACCGATCTAGTTTTACCAAATTCAGATTCGCCTGGATTAAAAGGTATTTCCGATTTAGCAAATTCTTCTTTTGATCAAGCAAATCTAGCATATTCTTGGGCAAATTCAGCTTATAATTTTGCTAACACAAGATTTAGTTCATCTGGTGGAACGGTAAGTGGTGATGTTACAATCACTGGCAATCTGTCGGTAACAGGAAATGTAACTTCAATTAATACTACAGAATTAAATGTTTCTGATAATGAAATTATTTTAAATTCAAATTGGCAAGAAGGAGTTACTCCAACTCAAAATGCAGGAATAACTGTCAATAGAGGTGGTTCAAACGTATACATTCGCTATGATGAAACGAATGATTATTGGGTTTTAAAAGATAATACCGATCAATACATAATTGCGACAACTGCTAACGTAGGCGCCGGAGATATAGCAGTCACGAATGCATCTCAGGCTAATGTCGGCGCTGGACTAATATCAGTAAGAACCGATCTAACCAATAACGTTAATAATCTTTATGCAAACATTGGTGCCGCTAGAATTACGGATGTTGCGGCTAGCCAAGCTAATGTTGGATCTGGTTTGATTGATGTTAGAACTGATCTAACCAATAACGTTAATAATCTTTATGCAAACATTGGTGCCGCTAGAATTACGGATGTTACATCAGGCCAAGCAAATACTGGTGCGGCATTAATTGATGCAAAAAATTATACCGATACTGCAAATACTTGGCATCAAGGAAATACTGGAGCTGGTTTATTACTAATTTCAACTAATCTAACCAACAACATCAATGCTCTATATGCTAATGTTGGTGCCGCTAGAATTGCTGATGTTGCTTCTGGACAAGCCAATGTAGGCGCTGGACTAATATCAGTAAGAACCGATTTAACGAATAATGTCGATGCTCTCTACGCTAATGTTGGTGCGGCCAGAATAACTGATACCGCAGCGGCGCAAGCCAACGTTGGTGCTGGATTGTTATCGGCAAAAGCAGTTTCGGAAGCCAACGTCGGTGCCGGTTTAATAAGTTTAAAGGTTGATATTGCAGAGTTATTTGGTGATGTAGATGCTCTCTACGCCAATGTCGGTGCTGCCAGGATCGCCGATACCGCGGCAAGTCAAGCCAATGTAGGCGCCGGACTTATAACAACCAAGGCCAATTATGAAGCTAACGTTGGTGCTGGTTTAATAAGTGTTAGAACCGATTTAACTAATAATGTTAATGATCTTTATGCTAATGTTGGTTCTGCTAGGATTACCGATGTTGCGGCAAGTCAAGCCAACGTCGGTGCTGGACTCATTACGGTTACTGGCGCATATCAAGCCAACGTCGGTGCTGGACTTATTACGGTTACTGGCGCATATCAAGCCAACGTCGGTGCTGGTTTAATAAGTGTTAGAACCGATCTAACCAATAATATCAATAGTCTTTATGCAAATATTGGTGCCGCAAGAATAACTGATACCGCAGCAGGGCAAGCCAACGTTGGTGCCGGACTTATAACAACAAAAGCTAACTATGAGGCTAATGTTGGTGCAGGTTTAATTTCAAATAAATTAGATTCTGATGCCAATGTTGGCGCCGGACTTATAACAACAAAAGCTAACTATGAGGCTAATGTTGGTGCTGGATTATTAACAAAACTTGATAAGACTGGCGGAACTATTTCTGGAGACTTGTCTATAACTGGCAATCTTGTAATTACCGGCAATACAACAACAATTAATGTTTCATCACTTAAAGTCACTGATACGATTATTCAACTTGGTGTTGAAAATCTAACCGATACTTTAGATATTGGTTTTGTTGGTCATTATGCAAATACACCAAATAATCATACTGGTTTAATTCGTAAATTTACAGATGGTAGATATTACCTATTTGACAGTTACAAACCAGGAACTGAACCTGGTAATACTATTGATATTGCTAATACAAGAGTTGCAACTTTAAGTGCTAATATTATAACGAATGTAATTACGCTGAGAGGATTAGATCCTCTTGATTATGCGAATACAATACAAACCACATCTCAAGCCAATGTCGGTGCTGGTCTTATAACGGTTACGAATGCATATCAAGCAAATGTTGGTGCTGCCAGAATCGCCGATACCGCGGCAAGTCAAGCCAATGTAGGCGCCGGACTTATAACAACCAAGGCCAATTATGAAGCTAACGTTGGTGCCGGCCTTATAACAACCAAGGCTAATTATGAGGCTAATGTTGGTGCTGGTCTTATTATAGTCACTAATGGATATCAAGCTAATGTTGGTGCGGTAAATATTGCAAAAGTAGCAAAAGCTGGCGATACAATGACTGGTGCTTTGACTACAAGTTCAACATTAACGGGTTCCTCACTTGTTGCAAATACCAATGTTACTGTTAATACATCATTAGATATTAAATCAACTCAGCAATCAGTTTCGAGTACATCACAATTTATTTTGGATTTTTTCAGCGCATCGACTTATCGTTCTGGAAAATACTTCATTCAAATTACAAATGGTACAGCATATCATGTAATTGAACTAAGTTTCGTTCATGATGATACTACAGTTTATCTGGCTCAATATGGCGAAATAAAAACTGGAACCTCTCTTGCAACATTTGATGCTTCGATAGTTACTGGTCAATTCAGAATATTGGCTACACCAGTAAATGGAACAACAACTACATTTAAAGCAATGAGAAGTCTAATAACAGTTTAACATATTAAAATATGTTAAGGGGAAAATGAACCTTGGCTAACAATTCCAATTTTATAATAAAAACTGGTTTAGCAGTAAACGAAACCACAGTCATTGATACTGCTGGCGATTGGATTGGTCCAAGCAATAATATTGTCGGTTTCCCAGGATTTCAAGGAGTCACAGGTTCAACGGGAGTTCAAGGCGTACAAGGCCCGCAAGGACCTCAAGGCGTTACTGGCGTTTCTGGTGCTCAAGGTCCTCAAGGTCCAACAGGACCTACAGGAGCTACCGGTGTTCCAGGTGTCTTTGGTTTTCAAGGCGTACCAGGACCAACAGGACCGACAGGTGTTCCTGGCGTTTCTGGATTTCAAGGAGTACCAGGACCTACAGGACCCACAGGCGTACCAGGCGCTCAAGGTCCTCAAGGTCCAACAGGACCTACAGGAGCTACCGGTGTTCCAGGAGTTTCTGGTTTACAAGGAGTACCAGGACCTACAGGACCCACAGGCGTACCAGGTGCTCAAGGTACCCAAGGCCCAACAGGACCTACAGGAGCTACCGGTGTTCCTGGCGTTTCTGGATTTCAAGGAGTACCAGGACCTACAGGAGCTACCGGTGTTCCTGGCATTTCTGGTTTTCAAGGTGTATCAGGACCTACAGGCTCAACAGGTGTATCAGGTGCTCAAGGTCCTCAAGGTCCAACAGGACCTACAGGAGCTACCGGTGTTCCAGGAGTTTCTGGTTTCCAAGGAGTTCCAGGTTTTCCTGGACCAACAGGAGTTCCAGGAATTTCTGGTTTCCAAGGATTTGCAGGTCCTACAGGCTCAACAGGTGTTCCAGGTGCTCAAGGTCCTCAAGGTCCAACAGGAACCACAGGACCAACAGGCGTTCCAGGTGTCTCTGGTTTTCAAGGAGTTCCAGGTTTTCCTGGACCTACTGGTGTTCCAGGTGTCTCTGGATTTCAAGGCGTACCAGGACCTACAGGACCAACAGGTGTACCAGGTGCACAAGGCCCTCAGGG